CCATTTTTCTATGGTAGAGATAGTGGAGTTGCTCTTCCAACGGCTGCTCTTCCATACAACGATATGAGACTTAACTTCTCATTCCGTGACTGGACTGAGCTTCTAGTTTATCAACTAAGCACAGGTGCTAATCCTCAACAACTTCCTACACCATACTCTACTTACATTACATCAGATATTTTAACTCAAACTACTCTGACTGCAAATGTTTGGGCTAATTATGCCATCGTTTCTAACGATGAACGTAAGAGAATGGCCTGTGCTCCCCGCGATATTTTAATCGAACAGGTACAGACTGCACCAAGACAAAATTATGCACCTGTTACCGACTACAGACCTAATTTTGATATAAGATTTTCACATGCTATTAAGGTTCTATTCTTTGCTGTACGTAATACTACTGGTAAGAGTGAATGGTCTAATTACACAAGTGTTTCCCCAGTTGTTAAGAACTCCGGAACTGTTAACTTGTTAGATTCAAGAAATAACTATCTTGCCGCTGATCCTATCGATACTACTTCTCTTATCTATGAGAATACAAATCGTCTATCTGATATGGGTTCTGATTATTATTCTCTTGTTAATCCTTATTACAACGCTCCAGTTATTCCTTACTCTATTGGATATCACTGCTATTCATATTCACTAGATTTTATCTGCTTGGATCCGATGGGGTCAACTAACTACGGAAAATTGACCAACGTATCAATTGTTCCCAAAAGTTCAACTTCCGCTAATACAGCAGCAACAGCTGGTCAATTAAACGCTGCTTCAAGTAGCCAAACATACGAATTTATTGTTACAGCTGTCAACAATAATATCATCAGGATCTCTGGTGGAGCTCTAGGTGAAAATGGGAAGCCTAGAATAGGTAGATGCTTTAATAGTTGTGGTAAAACTATTAGAGGTAAACATTTGAATTACCACCAATTAACAATTTCTATATGTTAATTGATATAACTACCTAGTGTATTGATAAAACAATATGCGAGATAATTTATAATGTCGGGAAACCCCTTAAGATTATACTACCAAACTATTATAGAAATATAATATGTGGCCACGTTAATAGCGTCGGGTATGGTAATAATGTATAATATTGGGCAATCCGCGGGTAAAGAACTTAAAATCGTTATGCAAGATAATGGTTCTCCCTCAACGATCACCGGATTATCGGTCTTAGATGTATAGCAAACATCAATCATAGGCTTAAGGTATGATCTGTCCCTCTCTGAAAAGTTAGGGGATTTAAAACACGTTCCCTGTTTTATAATTGTACTATTCTATTTTTATACAAATACTTTGTATAAAAATAATTATTTTAGTCTTAATTCTAAGTTTTCTTTTTCTAGTTCAGATATTCTTAACTTTAATTTTGTATTTTCTTTCTGTACCAGTTCTAAAGTTATTTTCAAATCATTATCTCTAAGTAAAGTTTCAATAGTTTCAATAAAATTATTTAGAGTTGAAGGTGGTTTAAATATTTCAGACTGATTATGGAATTTAAGATTATACACACTTAAAAGTTCTTTAATTTTCTTTTCAATTGGTTCACCTGAAATTTCAAATGCCTTAATCATTCTAAATTGTTCATATTGACTTTCGCAACTAGTATGCTTTTTTTCACGTTGATGAATGTTACAATCAGAATAACCAAGCTTTACTAGACATTTACCAATATAGGCAATATATAAAACGCATTTGTTTGTATATAAAGACCAGTCATGCTTCATTTCTAATTCTTCAGCTTCTATATCAATTTCAGATAAATCTAGTAATTTACGAACAGGTCTTTGTAATTTAACTTCTCCCTTAGTAAATAATTCATCTAATATTTTAGATACTTGTACTGCAAAATAAGGAGAAATCCATTGTGCTAAATTATAAGCAACTTTTCTATGTATCCAAGTACCTTGGATTTTAGGATTTAGCGAGTTAAGATTTACGGACTCGCTAATACCACCATGTTTTACAATAATTAATTTAGATTCTGGAATATTTTCAAATTTCTCTAATTCTTTTATAAATTCTTGTGTTTGTTTGAGATTATGATTAAATTTTTTACCACCTGCTTTACATAATTCAGTAGCATTTATCATACCATCTTTTCTTATTGGAATTAAACAATCTTTGCCATTTTTTAGCATAATATTGTGTTCAGTTATACATAACTCTATATTTTCTTTGGAAATAATTTGATTTATTTCTTCGTTTTTATTAAGTTTTGATTCTTCAAAACCATCATCAATATTAAAGTTATTATCATTTGGTTTGCTTTCTCATCGGTTTTATTGTATGTAAGTTTTCCATAAGTAATAGTCTTTTTATAATAGAATGCTTGTCTTTAAATCTCAATTAGTTTAAAATTATTTTTTCAAGGCACGTTTAAATATGAAAAAAATTGATTTTTTTATTTTTTATAATTCAAAATTTATATCAACTATAAATGTCTTCATTTGACACTATATTATCTTCATTTCAAAAACTAAGCGTAAAATCCGCTGAATATTGTTCTGATTCCGACGAAGAACATGAAGGAGCAAAAGAATATGATGATTTATTGGCTAATATTGAAGCTTTAAAAAAATGTAACTATACAAAAAATTTAGCAAGCAAACTACATATCAAAAATAAGCATTACTTTGAATCGATTGTTTTTATATCTTCCGATTCTTCTCAAATGGAGATAAAAGAACAATTATCTAAGTGTTTAGAAATAAATCATAGAACGGAACATATCTTATACTGCTTAAAAACAAAAAAAATATTAAATAACATTCTAGCTTATCTTAACCGATAAAAAATATAATTTTATATAATTTTGTATTATATAAAATTGAATTTAAATTTAAGTATCTCACATTTTTAATTAAAAATGGACATTAACATTCAGGATTATACCCAAGATAGGAAAAAAGAAAATATGTCAGTCGAAATTAACTCAGATGGAGAACTAACTAAACTTTCGCTATCTAAACTGGTAACAGATAAAAATATTTTTACAGAATTAAATGATGCAGATTCTTCTGAATCTGAAGAAGATAATACCACAGATAAAGTTCAAAAGACAATATTTAGTTTTGTTCTTAATGAACTTATTTTTAAGTCTAAGATAAAACAAAAAAATAAAAAAATAGTTAAACTTATACATGAAAATATACTTAAAGAACTTTTATTAAGAAAATTAATTCAAGATAAAAAGACCCTTAACAAAAAAATTAAAACGTATTATTATGGATATAAAGTTTGGAAAGATTTAACCGATGAACCTTACGAAGAGTTGGACTTAATTGAATAAACTCTTTATACCTTCAAACTTTAGTTTCAATTTACCTAATTCTTCTTTTGTATTTAGGTGATCTTTGCATTCTGTTTCATACTTATCTAGTAGCTGATTATACTTTATATCGAGATTAGATACTTTATTTTCATATGTAGTTATTTTATCATTATAAAACTGGGATACTAAATCAAAATGATTATGAATATCTTTTGAAAATTGAGATGTAATATCTAAGATATATTTTGCATTTGGAGCTGTACTTATATTTACATAATCATCTTCCGTTTTCTTCGACTCCGTAAGTTCTGCGTCAACTTCATTTTGTTCATCTTCTTCTTCTTTCTCCTTATTTTCAATTACTTCTTGAGGACTTTCTTCGTCTTCACCGCCACCTTCACCGCCACCTTCACCGCCACCTTCACCGCCACCTTCACCACTAACTTCCTCTTCATCTTCATCTTCATCTTCCTCATTATTATTTAATTTATCAGAATCATATGGTAGGTTCCATTCATCACATAATTCAATATCTTCTTTACCTAATAAACTTACTTCATCATCTACATATTTACCTATAACAATCTTTTCTTCCAAAGATTTTAATACTAAATTTGTATCAACATGTAAAATATGGGAAGAACCTTTGATTTTTTTAAGTTTCAATTTTGGTTTTATAGTACTCATTTTTATTTAGAAAACAAATTTTTAAATAGTCATTTTAATGTTATATTTTTAATTTTTATTTAAAACTAAAAAAATTCTTAATTAAAATGTCTAAAATATTTGAAAATAAAAGTATGCTAATTCATCTAGCAGTTGAAAGTGTTATTATTTTGGCTATAACATTATATTTTTCACAAAAAAATAAGAAGCTTATGGGTCATATAAATGATTTAATTGAAAGAATTGAAGAGCAAGAGGATATTATTCAAAAACACGAACAACTTATAAACAACTTAACTAACGCTATAAATGATATAAACTATAAAATTTCTGGTGAAACTAAAAACACAAAAAGAACCACTAAACAATCAGAAAATATAGGTACAACTCTTGAGGAAACTATTTTTAAACACATTATAAATCCGGAATTAAATAATAATAACAATCTTAAGGTTCATTTTATACCTCCTTCTTTAAGAAGAAATAATTCACAACAGCCATACACTACAACTTCAAAGATTGAAGAGATAGATACTTGTGAAGATATGGACGTTGTAGAAACTATTTTGGAAAACGATGATGATGATAAAGATGAAAACTTAGATGATGAATTGGAAGAAGAACTAAGCGAGCTTAATTAAATATATAATTTAAACATAAAATTATAGATATAAAAATATATTACATGAAAAAGAAATGTGTAATAAGTAATTACATACCATATAAGACTCCAACTCACCCAAAATTTTACAAATGGTATGATAACTACAAAAGTAATCTTATAGATGTGTATAATATTTATATCGAGACTTTAAGAGAAAGATACCCTACTATTAACTTCGATATTTTTGATAAAGAAGAATATTTTAATCTCTTTGTCAATTTAATTTTTGACTCATCTTCTAAAATAATAATTTAAAGATTGAAATATTAAATTATATATGTCGAAGGAAGTTCAAATTAAAAAAGACAAAAAAGTATCTTCTTTTATAGATAATTACGAAAGCAATATCTCTGAAAATAATGAGTATAATTTAAATACAGATGAAGACTTTGAAATTGATGATGAAGAAAAATCACGAGAATATTACATTAATACAATAAATATTATTCGTAAAAATATTTTAAATTATACAGAAGATAAGTCTTTACCTCTATGCGAATTTTTATATTTAAAAGATATTAAAATGCTCTTAAAAAAATCAAATAATTTTTAAATTCAATTTGAGTTTAAAAATTATATTATTTATGCCAATCCTAAACATTTAATAACTGCGTTTTGCGCAAGTCTTATTTGTCTTTGTCTATCACTAGATTCGTCATCTGTCTTATCTAATAGTGTCGATAACATTTTTCCTTCTATTATTTGTTGAGTAGAAATAGTTGGAAGTATATCAGGTATAGGTACTTCTTCCTCTTCCTCCTCTTCCTCTTCTTCCTCTTCCTCAGCTTCTTCTGCTTCTTTTATAGCAAGCATATTTTGAATTTTTACTTGTAAAATATTAGAGTCAATTTCAATACCTGAATTTGATAAATCTTTTTTTACTTTATTAAAAATTACATTTTCAGTTGTATAATCTTTATATTTTTGAATAATAGAATCTATATCACCAACTATAGGTGCTGGTTCACTAACAACTACTCCACCTATTTCTTTTTCAGAGACCAAAAGATTAATCATTCTTTTTACATAATATTTTAATTTATTTGAAACAAGCTGTTCGGGAGTAAATCCGCCACTACTTTCTAAAGAGGTAAATACATTATTAAATATGATGTCTTTATCTAAGATATTATTTTCTATGTTCGCATTAATTAGATTATCTATAATCTCGTAAGTACCATGTTTATAATCTTTATCAGGTAGTGCACCTTTTAAAATTGTTTTTAAAGTGTTAATAGTGTCTTTATTTCCTATTATTTTATTTTTTCCAGAAGAGTATATTTCCGTATCTTTAATATTTGTTATTTTATTGTTTGCATAAACTTTAGTTACACAGGTTGGAGGATTATTATCTATATCACAAAATAAATCTTCTGGACAATTGAGACCATATTCCGGATAACAATTATCATTATATTTTATATTTGTAATAGCCAAGCTATATTTTTGGCGACGATTATTAAATGGTGATTTCAATCTCCTTGCTGGTTCTAGCATAGGAACTTCTTCGGTTGCGACTGAAACGGGTATAAGTTCGGGACTAATTGTAGTTTCTTCTTCAGTGTATAATTGTTGATCTATAATTTCAACTATAACATCATCATCGAATGTGATAGTATTAGTCGTACTATTAGTTTTAACTATTTTATCAAAAAATTGTTTTAGTAGAGTGGGGTTGTCTTTTACATATTCTTTTAATTCTTGAATTATATTATTTATAATATTATCATGAGATAATAAGGAATAATTAGTATTTACAAGGTCATCTATTTTTTGTGTTAAAAGATTGATAGGTTTTACAACTTCTACAACTTCTACAACTTTTTCCTCTTTGACTTTTTTTTGTTGCAGATAAGATATTATATTATCTTTAATTTTAGAAATAAGATCTTTTCTAAACTTTGCTAAAGTTTTATTATTCGCTGTTACTTTAGTTAAATCTTGGCGAAGTTTAGAAAATTTAATATCACCGCTTGATTCATCTTTATAATTATTCAAAATTTCGGAATATGAACCTAAATCATCTATTATTTCAAAAACAATAGTTTTAAAATCCTTACCTTCTACACTATAAAATTTTTTTGTAGCAACATCTAAACCTTTACCTCCGCTACTAGATACTGCTATAGTAGAAGGTTTTTCTTCTATATCTGCTTTTTTTGCTTCAGCTTTCATTTTATTAAGAACTTGTGTTCTATTTGCTGCCTCCTCAATCATAGCTTTTTTTCTTAATTCTTCCTGTTCTTTTAACATTTTAGCTTTTTCTCTTTCTTGTTCTTCTTTTTTCTCTCTATTTTTTGCAAGAGCAGCATCTCTTGCAGCTTTTTCTCTATCAGCTTTTTCTTTTTCTTCTCTTTCTTTTCTAGCTTTTTGTCTTTGTGCTATTTGTCTTTTAAGGTCTTCCTCTTCTTCTTCTGATTTTGAAAGAATTTTAGTTGATGGTTTTACGGCTATAGTAGGTTTTGGACCTCCTAATAAATCGTCAAAAAAATCAGGTTTTTTTGTTGAAGAAGTAGTAGCGCGAGTTTCAGTTTTACCACTTTTTTTTATATTTAATTGTTTTTTTACTTCATCATATAAGTCGTCTCTTTTATATCTACTTGTTGATATATCCAATGCATATTTATTATTTATTTTTTTTAAGTTATCGATGGTTAATTTAGGTGTACCATCTAGTAGTGGTAATACAAAATCTTTTATATCATCTAGTAGTTCAATTGTAGAAGTAGTAGAAGTAACAGACCTAGCGATAGAAGCTGTAGGAGATACGGGTGCGGGTGCTCCTAAACTACCACCTCCTGTTTTTCTGATGTGTTTTGCAACTATAGCAGCACATAGTAATTTTCTATTTGAATACTTTGTAGGGTCAATATCACATTTCCTAGCTAAGTCATCTACATCTGCTCTATTTCCTAGACTACTATTATTACAAGCTGATTCTTTAATATCACAATCAAGTTCAGTTATATATTTTTTTGGTGGCATATTTTTTATTATTTACAAATATATTTTAAATTTTATATTTTAAAAAATATGAAATTTAAATCTTTATTACAAAATTTTTCAAATAATCAGTAATTTTATCTTTAGGTTTACCTCTTTGATTACTTACAACTCTTGTTCCATCTTGATTATGTTTGTAATCAAAATTTGAATGAATATGGCCACATATCCATGTATTTATTTTATTTGTGTCAAGAAGATAATCAAGGTCGCTCGTGTATAAGGATATATACCTATCTCTTTTTTTACAATTTTGAGTTGTAGTATATGAAGGGCAATAATGTGTTACAACTACTAATTTATAATTATTTTTATCGCAGTGGTCTATCATTTTTTTAAGATAATGTACATCAGACTTAAATTTTTGCGTGTATAGTTCATCTGTTATACCAAAAATTCTTACAATAAATTTTGGTATTGATATTTTTAAATCACTCCATAGGGTACATCCAGTAATACATATATTTTCAACCATTATACTACTCTTGTTTAACACATATAAATTTTTAATATTTTGTTCTATTTTATATAATCTGCTTAATAACAGGTTCATTCCAATTTGATTGTATTCTTTAAATGTATAGTACTCGTGATTTCCAGGTACATATATTACATGTTTAAAATATGCACATAGTTTACATAAAAAACCCTCTAATTGTTCTATTTTGTATAAAGACCCTATATCTCCCGCTAGTATAAGTATGTCAGCCACAGGAGTTATATAATCTAATGGATTAGGTATTTCGTCATTTTTATACTCAATATGTAAATCAGACGCTATTTGTATTTCTACCATTATAATTTATAGCTATATTTTTTTTAAATTTAAAATTTTAAAAATCATTTTTTTATTTAAAAGTTATCTTCAGGTAAATTATTTAAATCTATGTTTGGGCCTCTCATCTTTCTCTTTACTTGTTGAACAGGTTTTGGTACATTTAGAGAATTCATCATTCCCATTAGATTGGCACCTGTCTTTTTTAATATCATTTTTGATACTATAAATACACCGGCATTTATTATTATCATAAATAATAATCTTAATTCTACAGGCCATTTTGAACCTGTTGGTACATACGATTTTTCGCCTAACTCTATAAGCAATTTCTCATACTGATTCATAGATAATATTTGTTGTTGTGTAAAACCTTGCATTTCCAAGTTAAAAAAATTACCGAGTAAAAATTCACAAGCCATAAATCCACCAATTAAATATTGTTTGTAATTGTCAACAGTTGAGTCTAAAGATAATCTTCTAACTGTATCATCATAAGATTTTTTCATAGAGTTATAATCTGTATGAATGGTGTATTCAGGTATAACACCATTTGGATATGATTTTTTTAATAAATCAAATTTAAATAACATTTCTCTTTTTAAATCTTCTTCTTCTTGTTCACTTCTTGAAATATGATTTACATCTCGCAAATGTTGCTTTCTAACATAACCACCTTGAGCTTCTAATTCTGCTAAACTAGGAGGTACTTGCCTATTATTTTTATTTGAAATAGATATAGTGCTATGATTATCATAACTTCTCTGTTTGCTATATTTATCTTTTGGTGCATATTTATCTGATATGACTGATTCATCCGAGTTATCATCGAGTAGTTCATTTAATCTATCTTCTAAATTATCTACCGACGAATCATCATCATATTTTTTATTTTTTTTATCCTCATTATAGTTATCATTATCATTATCATTTTTGTTTGTGAAACTTTTATAAGATTCTTTATCGGAATCTGTATCTGTGTTTTTCTCTACAATTTCTACATCATCTTCTTTATTTTTCTTTCTATTTTTAATTATATTTCTAAAATCAAAATCATCGTCATCTACTTCTTTATTATCTTCTTTGCTATTTTCTTCCTTTTCATTTTCATTTTCCTTTTCTTTATAGTCATCTTTTTCACCATCATTTAAAAATTTATCCAACTTTGATTCAAAATTTTTATTTTTATTCTTATTTTTATTTTTTTTCTTATTTTCGTTATCATTATCATCTTGAGTTTCAATATCAATATCGATATCAATATCATCTTTAGGATCAGGTGAAATACTTTTCTTTGGGCTATATTCTCTATTTATTAAATCTTGCTTTATTTTTGACTTATTTTCTAAAAGTTCTAAATATAATCTTGGTATTCTAGGAAATACTTGCTCTTTATGATTCTCATATTTTTTATCTTCTGACAAGGGAACTTTAATAACTTGAATATTTTGCTGTTTAGTCATTTAGATTACAATTAGGACCACTTTAAGTTATATATTTAAAAATTGATTTTTTTATCGAGACTATAAAAAATATTATATATGCAACATACAAATTTTGAAAATCTATTATTAGACGGAGAAATTAACGAAAATATCTTAAATAAGGCACTCCTACATATAGGAAAAGTAAGAAATCTAGAATACAAAAGTAGTAATGGTTCTTCTTTTGTATTTATTTCAACTGAAAACAACAAAGCTGTACAATATTTTAACCACAAACAAATACCTGAAAAAATAAAAATCATTTTTGATGCTATAAATAAAACAGAAAATTTCTATGTAAATAAAAAAATTTATTTTAAGAATGAAAGTTTTGTTCTTAATTTCAAGCTTAAAAATCACTTATCTAATTTTATTGAACATAAAAAACAGGATAATATTATTATATGGGAAAAACATATATGTTTAAACTCATATACAAAAGAAATTTTAATCAAACTATTAAGTAACAATATTACGAAATTTATTTGGGATATTTCAAAGGGATTATATGGGCTTCATTCTCTTTTTATTTTACATGGTGATCCGACTATAGATAATATAGGAATAAGAAATGGTGTATTTATACTTTTTGATTTTGATTCATCTAAGATTAATGTCGAGTTTTTATCTTTTAAAAAAGATAATTGGGAATTTCTTAAGTCTCTAAAATTTAATTTAGGAGAAGAAAAATGGAATAATATTTTAGAAGATTATCCTTTTATTTCGGGTTCAGATTCAATTATAGATAATATGATTGTATATATGTGTAAAGAAACAAAAAAAGATACTGACATTCTAATTCAAGATTTAAATAATCTTTCAATAATATATTAATTTCAAATCTATATAGAGGTTTAAAATTACTTTTTTACTTTTTTACTTTTATCTTTATTTCTTCTGCTTTTTCTCTTGCTTTTTTTTCTAGTTTTGCTTTTGGTTTTAATTTTTTTAACAGGTTTTTTTCCTTCTACATCTTTAATTTCATTTATGTCCTTTAAATACTCTTTTTTCAACCATTTTTTATCATCTTTTAAAATTTTATACTCAATATCATCTTCATTTTTCTTCTTATACATGCTTCTTAAACTATTACATAACTTTATAGGTCCCATAATTACTAAAGCTTTACGAAGTGATTCATATCTATCTTTTTCGTCTTTATTTACATTATAATTATATTTGATAAGTAAGTTTTTTTGCATATCCATTTTTATGTTATATATTATTTTTATTTTGAAATATTTAAATAGCTATTATTTTCCGATAGGCATATATTTATATAACTTCGGCAAAATATACAGGTGTTTTTTTCTCTAATCCATATTTTTAAACATTCTTTGTGTATTGCGTTCAAGCAATTTTCACATGTATATATATCTTTTTCATTTTCCATAATATTAAAACATATAGCACAATCATCTTTATTATTTCGTATTTCTAAATCTTTATTTTTAGAATCATTAATAGCTTTAAATTTTACAGTTAAATATTTTTCTGTTAAATAATTACAAGCTATAGTAGTATCTGTTGTTATATTAAATATTATATCCATTCTTTGTTCTTCGGTAAGTTTTTTAGATATAAAGGTATCGATCAAATATATTTTACCTATCACACATATAACAAAGCATATATGCTTACAGAATAATTTTTCATGTTTTATATTACTATCAGGACAATTACATGTTACAATTGAATCGTAAATTGTTATCGTGTATATATTTAAGGTTGACCCTGTTAATTTAAGTATAATATTATCTTTGTTATTTACTGTTTTTTCAAGCAAATAAATAGTTTGATAATGAGACTTAGAAATTCTATTTTTTTGTTCGGTACATATTAAAGGTGAATACATAAGATTATTCATTTTGATTTAAAAGATATTGGTTATATAATTAAATGAATTTATTTTTTAAACTAGTTTTATACTTTATACCTACGTTTTCTTGTTATTTTAAAGATGAAGTAAGAGTTTTAAAAAACGATACCGAGATTATAGATAAAGAATATAACACATTATTATTTTCATATGGATTTTTATCTTTATCATTTATAACAACATTTGTAATTAAAAAGTTGAACTTAAGTATAAAATTTTATAACACAAAAATAGAATTATTTAACTATGCAACTATAGGAGAAGTTATCTTTTTGTTTTTATATATTGTTTGGTGGCTTGGAATGGTATCATATGCATTTTTAGGTGAGTATAAAGGTCAAATAATGACAAGACTAGGAAATTGGATAATACTGAATCTTGCATGTACTTTATTTCCAATAGCTAGGAATAGTATTTTTTCAATATTATTAGGTATATCTCATTACAAACTATTATACTTACATAGAATATTATCTATTTTGTGTATAGTTTCAGTTATAATAAAATTTATTTCGGTGACAATAATGTACGACCCTTCCTTTTTATTTTTAGTAAAATATAGAACAGGAGGTTCACCTTTAATGGGTACTATTGCCTCGATATTATTTTTATTTTGCGGAATATTTTCTTTAAATACCATAAGAAAAAATTGGTTCGAATTATTTTATTATTCTCACCGCATTTTAAGTGTAAGTATTGTTTTATTTAGCTCTTTACATTACATATCTTCTTTGTACTATCTTTTACCATCAATAATTTTATATCTTATTGATTTAATAGTGAGAATGTATCATACATATACATCAATATATGTAAGACTTAAAAATAAAGGTATAGAAAAATATGAAACAGATTGCACTTTTATAGACATAACTTTTTTAAAAAAGGTTAAAACATATCCTAGTTGTTATTTTTTTATTTGTTTTTACAAAGATATTTCAAGATTTGAATGGCATCCTCTTAGTGTAGTATCAAACTCGTATGATACAATAACATTTTGTACTAAAAATATAGGTAAAGATAGTTGGACTGGAAGACTTTTTAATTTGGCAAGAGATACATTAATAATTAACGATAAGAAGGTGTATATTCAAGGACCATATGGAAATCTATCTATAAACTATAAAAATAATAATTACGAAAATATTTTTATTATAGCAGGAGGTATAGGTATAACTCCGTTAATATCAGTTTTAGAGGACATTAATAGTTTGTATAAAAAACAAAAATTATCAAACTTAAAAAAGGTTTATATTTTTTGGATTATGAAAGATATCTCGCTATTTGATTCATTCAGAAAATATTTTATGGAATTAAACAAGAATATATTTAAGTTTAAAATATATACAACTAAAAATAAAACAATATTTGAGTCTTATATAGATACCGATTCTTTCGTATTTATTAATGAAAGGCCAAATATGTCTTATATTTTAAATATGCAATTTACAAAACAAAATAAAAATAATGCTATTATAACATGTGGTCCCGTTAGTTTAACAAATGATATTGCAAATATAAGCGAACAGTTTGGAATAGATATATCTATTGAAAATTTTTAAGCTAATTTATATTTAATTTTAAAAAAATTAGATATAATAATAAAAGAGATGGAATTAAAGTATTATGAATGTGAATATTGTAAAAATAAGTTTAAAAAGGAAACATACTTATTAAAGCATCAAAAAAATGCAAAGTATTGTTTAAGCATACAAAAAGGAAAAGAAAAACTACTTAAAGAAGTAGAAGTTGTACAAAGCGATATTATATCTGAGTTAGAAAAGAAAAAATTGAATGAGATACATGATTCTTTTCTGGAATTTGAAAATAATAAATTAGAACTTGAAAATGAGTATAATACAAATATTTCAAATATATTAGAAAAACAAAATTTAAAAAATAATATCGAAGAGTACTATTCAATTGAAAAAAATAAAATAGATAAGTTACAGGAATTATACGCTTTATTTGAGAAAAACAAGTTTTCTATTGAAGAAAAATATCAGAATCTTATTTTTGAAGAAAATAAAAATTGGAAAGATGATTTAAAAAAAGAAAAAATTAAAGAACTAGAATCAAGTTTCGATTTAATAAAAAATAAAATAAATAGTTTAATAGACACAAGTGAAGATGTCGATAAATCTCAAGATAAACTAAATCAATTTATTTTTAATCTAAATGAATATTTAACTTTGAATGAGACTGAAGTAAGTGAAGTAAGTGAAGTAGTTGTGTCTGAAGGTGTAAGTGAAATAAGTGAAGTAGTTGTTTCTGAAAGTAAAAGTGAAGAAAGTGAAGTAAGTGAGACTGAAGTAAGCGAGGCTGAAGTAGTTGAATATACTCCACCGAATAATGATGTAGAAAATAAATTGTTATATCATCTAATAGTATTATTACAGGAACAAAAACTAAGTAAAGATAATTTATTGTATATTATAGTTGAACTTATGAAATATATAAATAATTTTGATGTCAAAGGTACAGATAAAAAGTCTTTTATATTATACATACTTAAAAATTTTATTGATACTAATGAAGATGATATTCAAAATAAAGAAGATATGAAACGTTTTTTAACAATATTTTCGAACGATTTTGTAGATATAGTTTCTGCTATTAGCGATAAAAAACTAAGAATTAAACTTAAAAAAAGTTGTTTTTTCCCTTTATGTTTTTAAATTTATTTGAACTTTAAAAACAATTTTAAGTAATTAAGTATCAAAAAAGAATGTTTGAAATAATCTTCCGGATTCCTTGTCCTTACCAAAATATGTACCACTCTGATGGCTTCTTTTTCCTTTAAATAAAATACATCTATTAAACTTATTACCTACCGAATCCACCATGTACCACTTATCATAATTTCTTGAATCATCATTTAATTTTTTTATTTCTTCATCGTTTCCTTCTGAATCCTTTTCTATTTTTAATTCTTTATGCATATAAGTACTGGTACCTGCATCTAAAGGAGCATCTGGTGTCATATATATAACAGCCGACCATTCAGTTAAATCTCTATGTATCCAGCTATGCATATCTTCTGTTACATATTGAAATGAAGCATTATATCCTTGTGGCCAAAATTTAATCTTCTTTCCAACTATATTCTCAAATCGTTCTTTAATATTAGCAAATTCTTTCCAATCTAAAAGACAATCTGTTCTAAAACCAGGATAATTTCCTTTTACATTAAATTCGCAAGTTTTTAAAACTTTTTCTCGAATAGCATTAGGATCTTCATAAAAATTATCTATAATTACTATAGACATATCATTATTCCACTTAAAAGTTGAACCAAAATATTTTGAAGTATCAAAGAATTTTAAATTTTCGTCAATACGATATACTACATTTGATGGTGCTTTTTCTTTTGCTCTTAAATTTGCTTCAACTCCTTTATCATTATCTTTTGTGTAACAACACGATATTGCAAATATAAAATCAAAATCATAATCATAAATATGCCTTTCAATAAATAGATCGTTTAAATTTGGATTTCTATTTTTTGAAGCCATCATTCCAAAGCCAACTGCTTTATTATGTTCACCTTTTTTTTGAAAATACGCCACTAATTCATAATAACATTCTAGTCTTTCAGGACATATAGATGTACCCATCATAAAATATTTTATTTTATCACTTTCATCAGTTATTAATCTACCTGCTTTTAAACATGCTATATATCTTTCTTGTTCCCAACTATTATTTGTAATTTCAATCCTTTTTTTATACCATTCAATTGATTTTTTTGTACAAACTGACTCATATGTTTGAGCAAGATAAAAAGTAGCTCTACTATCATTTGGGTTATCTTTTAAAAAATCTAAAAACATTTGAGCATCTTCTTCATATCTTTTTGGATTTTTAGATGATGCACCTTCTTTTCTTGCTAGATTATATATCCAATCAATATCAAAAGATGAATTTGAAATAGTTCCTACTAAATATTCATGTACAGGTTGTAACCATTTATATAGTTGATTATTTCTACATATTTGCCACCTACGATATCTAAGAGACCCATATATAGTATTTAAATAAAATACAGAAACATTTGGTTTTTCTTGAAGTTGAGTATATAATTTGTCAACATCACCTTCAGTTAGATAACTTAATGGATTATTCATATCTTTAACAAATACCTCATCTGCATCTAAAAATACTAGATACTCGCAATCTTTTCTAGTATTCCAAAAATGTTCCCATAAATAACTCTTATTAAATCCAAAACTAACCCAGTCTTTATTTATTATCTCACCTTTTTTATCATGTAAAGTCATCCAATTATTTATAACATCTATTGTGTTATCTGTTGAACCGGTATCACAAATAATATAAGTATCAAATAGGTTCTTAAGACTTTCAAAAGCTCTTTCTATAATATGAGCTTCATTTTTAACTATCATAAGTAAACAAAATTTTGCCATTCTATTTTTTATTTAAAAATTATTTAGTTTTTAAATAAGAATATTTTAAGTGTCAAATCTATTCAATAGTTCTTTAATATTTTTTAATTCGCCTTCGATTCTTTCTAATTCCAATTTTAACTTTATTATGTTTCCCGAACTTAGAATTTTTTCAGGTGTAGGTCTAGGCGCGGGTGCGGGAATAACATTATCCTCACTAGATAATTTTTTTGATATTTTTGTTATATTCCAAAGTTCGGAAGATAATTTTGCATCCATTAAATATAAATAAGGTAAATAAAAGTATCCTTTATCCCCCCAATCTTCACCCCAACTATTTCTAACTATCCACATTTGAGTTATATCATTATAACCTACAACTAGTACAGCATGACCCCCAAGGCAATTTTCACTATCTATATCTGGTATAGGTACTATTCCTGTTTTAGAAACTTCTTCACTTTCAAAAGATTCATATATTGAAATTCCGACTACAAAAGGATGTCCAGATGCTAAAGATGTTTTCATAGAGTTCATATCACAACTTATATTATGAACTGTATAAGCTCTATGTTGTAAGGCATCTACGTAACATTTTTGAGGAGGTTTAACTTTAAATTTTTTAGTATCATAAGGCCAATCTTTTTCATTACAAACCCCGTATGTTTCTAAAGTTTTAATTCCATCTGATAATAAAGCTCCAGAATCTTCATGTACACTATTTTCTAATAATCTTTCGTTATAGTATATAAATAATCGAGATGGTACAAAAGTATTGCTCGTACCATCTTTAATTTCAAATGCTGCGGCAAGTGCTTGTGCTGTACAACTCCCAATATTTCCTTGGTCGTAAATTACAGGACATTTATTTCTTAAATCTACCTGTTTTGGAAGTTTTTTAATTTCTAAAAATGATTTTAATTTTAATTGAGATGTAGGCGCTCTTTCTATTTTAAGATTATAAATTCTTTTCATTTATTTAATACAAGATAAAAATTATGTATAATAATCTAAAAATCTTTTTTCTTCTTTAACCAATTTATATTTTTTTATCAGATTCAAACCTTCTTTTATATCTTCATCTGTAATTATAAATTTAAAACTTTTATCCATAGTAAAAACTCTTTTTGAATGAACTAATTTAATTTTCGAAATAAAGGTTTCAATATCACCTCCTGCATTTTTGAAATAATTTTTATTATCTTCAAAAAATTTAACCATAGTTTTCCTATCTATATTAAGTTCCCATTTAGTATCTGCAACTAATTTTATAAAAATATCAGTTAAATCTTCACTTGAATATTCGTCTATTTTATGAACCCATGGAAATCTTCTTTCTAATCCGGGATTTATAGATAAAAAACAATCCTTAACCTCTTTTTCATATCCAGCTATAATACAACAAAATTCATTTTTATGTTCAGATAAAAATCCGCATATAGTATCTACACACTCCTTTGAATAAGAATCTTTATCTTTTTGACCAGCACCTAAGGAATAAACTTCATCTATAAATAAAACACCTCCTAAACACGACTCTAATATTTTTGTAGTTTTAATAGCTGTAGAACCCAAATATTCTCCAATTAAATCAGACCTTCCGGCTATTCTAAATATACCTTTGTTCGATAAAATACCTATGTTTTTATAAATTGATCCTATTATTTTTGCAACGCTTGTTTTGCCTGTACCCGGTTGGCCCAAAATCATAGTATGCAAATATTCCTCGTTTTTATTTTTTAAATGCATACTTTGTAAGTAGTATATAGTTTGATAAAAAATGGATTCTTTTAAAGTCTGCATACCTATCATATTATCTAGTTCTTCTAAAGATTGAACAATATTCCATAGCATAATACAGTTGATATTTTTATAAAACTTATTTTGCTTACCAATTGCTATTAAATCTTTTAAGCAATTTATAGGAGGACAAGGTTCTATTTTAATTATAGGCCTGCGAGGAGTAAATTTTACCTTTTTTTTTTCTATTATATTTTGGTTATTATCATCTTCGGAATCACTATAGATAATTTTTCTTTTAGGCATTTTAATCATATAGTTTTTAATTTTAAATTATATTTTTTCAACAAATACTCTATAAGATTTATCAAGTATAGTAATCTTATCTTTAAATTTTTCAAGAAAATAATTTACACCTAAAAATGGACTTTCGAAAATATTATCTTGATTAAAAGTATAGTCATCAATACCCAATATACCACCTTTATTCAATAAATTAAAACTAAGAATTAAATCAGTATAAGAATCAAATAATGTATGTGAAGCATCTAAATATATAAAATCAAATTTAATATTATTTTCAGAAATCATATCTTGTAAAATATTTGCAGAATCTCCTTTAAATACATTTATATTGTTACTTAAACCAGCAGCTTTTATGTTACTATAAAAAATATTTTCAATATCATTATTTTCAATAGTTCTCAGACTTTCATAAGTTATATTCTCTGATTTATTATGTTCATCATAAATTTTCCATCTATCTATAATGTTCCCTTTTGAATTTGGTAAATATTCTAAAATTTTAATAATAGAAATACCTGTAAAGGTACCTATTTCTAACACATTAATTTCATTATTTGTATTTTTCCATTTAATATAATCTAAAATTCTAGTATATTTGTCGTATGATTCACTATCTTTTGGCAAATCATTTGTCCAATTATACATTTCCGCATAGTTAAGTCTATAGTCTATATTTTTATGTGCACTTTGTTGAACAATCTGTTCTTTATAATCAGGATTTAGTTCCTTAATAAACATGTTAGATCTATTTTCCCAACTCATTTTTTTAGCCCAATTATAATTTCTTTCAATAAGTTTTTCTTTTAATTGTTTGTTTTCGATTGCGTTAAATAGCTGTACTAGTGCTCTAGTTTGCCATTCAGGCGAATATGGATCATAAATCTCATTACTTTCTAGAAAAATTCCTCTATCACTAATAGTTTCACTTAATGACCCAAAATTTCTCGATATAACAAATGTTTTTGTTAAAGCAGCTTCTAATGCTGTTAAGCAAAAAGTTTCTAAAAATGTACAAGGATAAAACCATATATCACTTGAAAGCCAATTATTCGCTAATTCTTGTTTGCTAGTCCAACCATGATAAATTATTGTATCGTTCTTAGTAGAAAGAATATTTTTTATTTTTGTCATTATTTCGGGGGCATTATCATTTGACCATTTATTATTAACATCCGAATGTATATGCAACCTAGCTTGGGGATATTTTTCAATTATTTTGGGCCACATTTGTAATAAAGGTAATAATCCTCGTGTAGGAAAAGAAGAATAAATAAATTTATAAGGTATTTTTTTTATATTATTTTTTTCATAATCAAATTTATCAATATCAATTCCGTAGTTAAAAGTTTTTGTTATATCTTTTAAAGTTGGAAATACACCTGAAAAATAATTAGAGTGCCAATCCGATAAACAAAATACTCTTTTAAGTTTATTATTTCTTGGTATAACTATAGAACTTGGAACTACTAAATCATGCAGAGATATATATACATTTTTTATGTTATCACATTCTAAGCATATTGGAACGTATTCTGTATACCTTGAAACAACACATGAATCTATAGCATTTTTTTGTATAAAATTAAAAAATTCTAAAAGAGGAATATAAGTAACATCTTTATACACTTCGACCTTATCAGTATTGCAAAAAACAAGAACTTGATAACACCCACTTTTTTGAATATACTTACTAATTTCAATAATAAATGTTTCAGATCCTCCTACACCAGTTGTTTCAATATTTTTACCTGACCATTTATTGCCAAAACCTCCGTCTACTAAAAAGCATAAATATGGCTTATTAAATTTATTTTCTTCGACTTTATTTTTTAACATATTGTATGGTACTATATTGATTATTTTATAGATAGAATTCCATGATCTAACAATATTTTCATCTGCTTCATTATAAATATTCTTATATATTTGCTCATTTATTTTATTTTTAATTGTATCTATAAAAAGTTCACTTGCTTTTTCTCCTGTAACATAGTCATTAAACATATAACATAATTCTGTTAAAAATTTTGGAAGAAAATAATAAGACAAAGTAGGTTTTAAGCTATATTGACTATCTAAAGGATATCCTACATCAAAACCAACTTTAAATAAGCCGTATGCTTTTTTATAGTTTTCGTATTCGTTTATTCCACTCTTAGCTTCCAAATAATAATGTATAGCTATATAATATAAACTATCTGGTCTATTTTTATCTATATTATATGCTTTAAAATATAATTCTTCACAAACTTCCCATGGCTTATTTAATTTAAAATTAGCGATTCTAGCAGCTTCAAATATAGCATCTAATTTTTCTTGAAAAAATCCATTATCTTTATGTTTCATTCTTGTTACAAAATTTTCATAGGCTTTTTCATGTTCATTTAATAAGTTATATGTTTGTCCTAAATAATAATAAGCTCGTGAATCATCAGGATATTCTTTTATTGTACTATATAATAACTCTAAGTCTAGTTTTTTTCTAGTCATAGTTCTATTTTCCATGTAATCAGATCTATAATCAAAAATATAAGATCGATTTAAAGGCACCATAACATTAGTGTTATTTTTTGGTGTTATAACCTCATGTATTCTATAAATATACCTTAAATCGTAATCACTTTTAATAATTCTATTGCTCGTGTATTGTACATCATCACTTTCAATATAAAAACAGAAACTACTTGAAAACTGATCTCCTCTAACTATGTTTAAAAAATTTCTTATTGAACCTTTTATAATATAAGTATCATCCAAAGTAATTACAAATTTACATTTTTTTCCAGCTAAATCAAGGCATCTATTTCTACTTTCTCTGAAGTTTATAAATGGTTCTTGATGTAGTTCTCCTTTCTTTTTTCCAACTAAAACTTTTTTTATAATATCTAAAGTGTTATCTGTGCTTCCAGTATCTAATATAGTCCATCTATCTATAAAATCCAAATTTTGTTTTAAGACGTTTTCTAAACTATCTCCTCCGTTCTTTATAATCATCGCTAGATGAATTAAATTATCATAGTATAAGTAGTTTTTATTTTGTATATAGTACTTAAATTCATCTATAAATTTTAAATTAATTTTTTTATCTACAAGTATAACTAGATTTGTACCGGATAAATAGTATAACTCATGTTTTTGTTTATCTTTTAATTTAATATGTTTCAAGTTACAAACAATAATATTGGCATCAAAAACAACTTCATTAACAATATCTTCTAAAACAACAATAATATCCGTTTTCATTATTTTTTTTGTAAATGTAATATTTTGAGTATTATAATAGTTTACATTTGTTTCAATATTTATGTTATTCTGTTTATCACCTTCATTTTTAATGTAAATTTTATCGTAAAAATCTGAACATTTAATTGGTATATACCCCCCATGTGTTATGTTATAAAAACTTATACTTTTTTCGTTATTAAATAACGTTGACATTTCATTTATTAAAGATATAATTCTTTCGTGCTCTCCTAAATTTTTAAATATAGTTAAATTGCAAAATTCTTCTATATAATTTATATCGTACTCGCATTCATTAACCATAAATGGTTCAGAGTTTATATTTAGGTATTTAGACATTTTAATTTATTTTTTTTATTTCTTAAATACCAAAAAAAATAGAAAAATAGAAAAAATAAAAAAAATATATTATATAAAAAATGAATAACTTATTTGGGTTTGATTTAGATGACTTTGATCGTAATTTTCCGGGTGTATATCCTGTATATCTTAGTAAATGCAATATGCCATCCCCAACTCCTGAACAGAAAGCAGAATGTTGCAAGATAGCATGTGATGTTTGTAAAACAGGTAATTGCACAAGTGGAGGTGTAGACACTTGTATTACAAATTGTCCTCCTGATTTAGCAGGTCCTGTTAGGCCAGTAAATCCCGTAGGTCCTAGTCCTGATGGTCCATATGGTCCATATGGTCCTAGTCCCGTAGGTCCTAGTCCTGATGGTCCATATGGTCCCAGTCCATATGGTCCTAGTCCCGTAGGTCCTACTCCTGATGGTCCTGTAGTTAATCCAGTTGTACCACCTGCTGCTCCGCAAGTAGGAATATTTTCAAACTTATCAACACTACAAGTCGTTACACTTAGTGTTGGAGCTATTATTATTTTGGCTTTATTAATAATGATAGTTAGAAATATGAAGGCTAGAAGATCTATGTCCTTCTATTAAAATTTATATCTCAATTAAGACATAAATTTAAAAATATACCCACCGGCTGTTTTATTTTTTCCATTACAACAATTTTCTATACTTGTTCTTTCAATATTTGTTTCTTTTGTTGCTTCTGCGACAGATTTATATCTTTTTATTTCAGTCTGTGTGGCAATATCATATTGTAAAACTATTCTAGATCTTATATTCACCGAAGATTTATTTTTTTCAGAACTTATAGTTTTTCCTTGAGCTTTTAAACATAAATTTGTTTTTTGATGAGCACGTAAATTATTTTTATGTTTTATTTTTTTATTACAAAATTCACACGTTACTTCAGTTTCAACTTCTTTTATCTTTTTATTTCTACAATTTTTACATTGAGATCTAAGTGACGCACCTGTATGTATTCCAAATTTTTCCACAGGTAATATTAAACTACAATCAGTACACTGTTTTGAATTTACCAAACCATTTTTTTTATTGTAACATAAAACACATGTGTCATACATTTCTTTATCATTTATCTTGTAAAAATTTTCATATGTTAACATATTTTTACAATCTAAACACTCTTTTTTATTGTAGTTTTGATTTTCTTTTATCTTGATTCTAAGCTCTTTTGCATATTTATTATAGCATATCTTGCAATTACTTCTATATTTTTTATTTTTATATGTTTCATTCTGTTCTTCGTTAGTTAAATCAAAATCTTCTTCTCGAATATTTTCATCTCGAAAATAAAATTTGTATAAAGGTTTTGCAAGAAGACATCTAGAACATTTTTTTTTATCTGTTCTATTATTGTCTATAAATATTAAGTTAGGTGCTGGAGAACTTTCTATTTCTTTAGTATCATTTTTATCTGATAATTCGATAAAATTGTCTATGTAATCAGTTATCTTGTCTAAACATTCAATTTTAAACCATTCATTATTTAAAGAAATTCTATATTTCTCAAATAGTTCCTGAACTAATCTTTCTAAAATTTTGTTAAATCTGGTATACCAAATTTTATGTAAAATAAATTTAGTTGGAGACGCATTATTAAATTCTTTCATTCGTCTATGTATATCATCTGATTGGCCCACTTTAAATTCCTCTTTGATATGTTCAGACATAACTATATAGACACATTCTCCTATTTTATATTTTCTTCTATTACTATATTCTTTATTTTCTGCTTCTAGCTCTTTATTTTTATTCTCCAATTCTTTATTTTTGTCTAATATACTTTGTACTTGGTATTCTCCTTTTTTTCTTAAAGATGGAAGTATTTCTCCACATACTACTTCTTGAAATTTTTGTGCTACAGGTTTGTTTGAACGCATAATTAATTTATAAACCGCAGGTTCAGATAACATAATCATATTTTGACTATTATAAGACGACTTTACATTTTGTAAAGTCATCCATTTTTCTGGTATATTTCTTAATGCATTTGTAATATTTGATAATTCTAAGATATCACATATATCTTTCGCTACAAAACATGGTTCATTATAAGAACCAAAAACTCTAATTTCTTTATTTTCAAATTTGAAAGTTTCATCAATTTGTTTTATTAAATCCATTTTATATTATAAATACATTTCTTTAAATTTGAATTATTTTTTTTTAATATGTTAGAAAAAAATAATTGAACTTAATTTTAAAAATTGATTTTAAATTTTAAAAAACAAACTTAATTTATAATATAATGGAAGAAGACGTTCGAGATTTAGATGAAATTATTTTCGGTATTTTATCCGAAAAAGATATTAGAGATATTTCTGTTTGTGAAATAGATAATCCTAAGTTAATAAGTGGGGATAAAAATAGTGGAGCATATGGAACTGTTTATGATCCCCGGATGGGGCCTATAGAAAATAATAAACCATGCGAAACATGTGACATGGACATTTGGAAGTGTACAGGACATTTCGCATATATTTCTCTTAATGAAAGTATAATTCATCCTTTATTCTATAAAAGAGTAGTTGACTTTTTAAGGTGTGTATGTATTAAATGTAATAGTTTATTGATTACAAAGGATCAAATAAAGCTAAATAATTTAACAAAAATAAAGTCGACAAAAAGATTTGATAAAATATTGGAAAAAATAGAAAAGATTGATATGTGTCCTAAATGTTCTCATCCTCAACCTGATATTAAATATAACTCTACCGATAATAATATTTCGATGGTTTACAAGCAAAAAGATAAAGGAAAAATAAGCATAGTAATTCCTGTTGATGATATTAAGAAAACTTTTGAAAATTTAACCGATGATAATGTTCGATTATTAGGATTTGATCCAGCTTTAGTACATCCAAAAAGTTTAATAATGACACTATTTCCAGTTATTCCTTACTGTGCCAGACCATTCGTTTTAGCGGATGGTCAAACATGTGACGATGATTTAACAATTCAAATAGTTGAAATTATAAAAGCCAATAACCATTTAAAAATGGAAGATGGAATTCCTTTGACTGATACAAAAAGACAAAAATATATTCAAACTCTTAAATTTAGAATATCCACATTTTATAATAATTCACAAAGTAGAGCGAAACATACTACTAGTGGTAGACCTATAAAAGGTTTAAAAGAAAGAATAACCGGTAAAGAAGGATTAATTAGAAATAATATAATGGGTAAACTTTATTAGCCCATGTCTTATTAAAATTAAGGCAAGTTAGCGCTATGGCTAGCAACGTATTCAAATTGCGGGAAACTCCAACTTAAATTAATTTGTATTTAACTACTAAACTATTAAAGAAATTTAATAGTGGCTTAAGCTAATAACTTAAGGTATAGTAAAAATGTTAAATATAAAAAGGACAATTCGCAGCCAAGCTCCTAAATCCGTATGCTCTTTGAGCATAATAGTAAGGGTATATTCCTCTAACAAATAGAGGTGGAGAAGGTTCAACGACTAAATGGATACGGGCATGAGAGGATTAACTATTCTCTATGATTGCTCAAGATATAGTCTAAACCCATCTGAGAAGATGTTTGATTTTAGATTTCATATTCCCATAGCATAGGATATGTTATCGATATTCAAAAAACGTTAGATTAAAGGATTAAATACCTTTAAAAGTTTGGTATAATTGAAAAGATGTGAATTTACAGGGAGAACTGTTATAGGTCCCGACCCTACGTTAAAAATGGGACAATTAGGTATTCCAAGAATAGTAGCTAAGACATTAACCATGCCTGTTCAAGTTACAAATTTTAATTATGAGTATCTAAATAACCTAGTTAATGAAGGTAAAGTAAATATAGTTAAAAAGAAAGATGGTGAGAGAATTAATATTCACCACCACATATTTAATAAAGGAACAAGATTAAATCACGGAGATATTATTATTAGAAAAGACGAAAAAACAGGCGAAGAATATGAGTTTGAAAATAATAACGGAAAAGAAGTTCTAAAACATGGTGATAAACTCAAACGAAGTGGAGAATTAGTAAAAAATATTAGATACCCTGAAAAAAGATTATATCATCTGAATATCGGTGATATTTGTGAAAGACAACTTCAAAATGGAGATATAGTTTTATTGAACCGCCAGCCTACTCTTCATGTAGGGTCGATGATGGCTCAAGAAATTGTAATTCACGATGGAAAAACTTTCAGGTTCAATTTAAGTATAAATAAGAGCTTTAACGCGGATGAAAAATGGCATTATTAAACGAAGATAATAAATTTAAAGAAATAAAAAGTATTAATAAAATGAAACTTGATGAACTATTAAAACAAAAGCATCCAGTAAAAACACCTGGCCAAAAAAAAGTAGAATTAAATGAGGTCTACGCAATTATATATAGAATTTACTGCATTCCAGAAAAAAAATCATATATTGGTCAAACTTATAGTCATGAATATAGTCGTCTTACTTTAATTAAAAAAAATATTTTAACACGTTGCAAACATCACTATAATGATAAAAGTTTAGAAGTAAATAAAAATAAACCCTTATACATAGCTTTAACAAAATATTCTCCAGAACAATTTATCGTATATGAAGAAGAAAGATTATATAATAAAGATATTGCAGATATAAATCAAAAAGAAGGAGAATATATGGTAAAATATAATACACTTTCTCCAAATGGTTATAATATAGAAGAAATAGGTAAAAAGTATTCTAAGTTATTTAAAGATATAAGTGTGTTGTATAGTTTTGAAATCAAGAAATATGAGTATATAGATAAAACTCGTAATAGAAGAGTTAAAGATGTATGTGGTGGAACATTTTTTAACTTAAAAAAAGAAGAAATTAATCCGAAAAAAACTCTAGAATTGCTAAAACCACTTGAGATTGAAAATATATCATTAGTAAATTCAAATGGTATAAGAATTATTGTAAAACTTAAAAATGAAAAGGATAATATACGAATTTATTTTTCAGGTTCAAATGAAGAATGTCTTGAATATGCTAATAAGATAACCGATAATATTGTAATATCTCCAAGTTTTGTCGGTAAAGATTCGTATAAATATCAACCAAAAGTAGATAAAGTTTTAGAGGATAAAGATGTTATCACAACAATAACAGGTAAAAGTTATCATAACAATTCAAGAAATAGCGATACATTTTTAATTATGGTCTCTGGATTAAAAAATAAAAGAGTTCAAACATTACATAGAATATCATTTGGTGGTAAATCTGTCGATATAAAAGATAGTTTTAAAATTGGAGTAGATTTTGTTGAAAGACTAAAGAAAGAAATTAATAGCTCATCAGTTAAGTATATAATAGAAAATATATCTTCATAAAAATATAACAAGTCCGCAATAGGTGGCTGCCTTTTAAAGGATAAACAGTATAACCACCTAGTCACATTTACATAGTGGCGAGACACCTTATAATGACGGGAAACCCCTTAGAGCCTTAACTACTACTTATATATTGGAAACATTATATAATATCTAGGATAATGACCTCAGAAATAGTAAAAACGTTAAGGATTGGGCAATCCGCGCTCACTAAACCTAAATCCGTTATGATAGGATATGGTTTATGTTCAACGACCGCACGGGTGTCGGTTAATAATGAAGGAAATAATCAATCCTGAATTAGCTTAAGATACAGTCTAGCCCTTATATGAAAATATAAGGACCATCGCGTTCGATGGTGACGAAATGGACCTTTAAAGTTTAGTTTCAAACAGGTAGCTGCTTTTATGGTTGAGTAAGACATCATAAAAGATAAACAGTGTAACTTACTCTTAAATATAACTACCTAGTCAGATATATAACTGGCAAGATAACTCAATTGCGGGAAACCCCTTAGAGCCTTGATTACCGCGATTTAAAAGAAATTTTAAATGCAGCAGTAGGGTAATAACCTCACGGATGGTAAAAATATCAAGGATTGGGCAATCCGCAGCGAACTCCTAAAAATTTAATTTATGGAGTGCGTTCAACGACTAGTAGATGATTACACATCGAATAACGGTTATCGGTTCTTTTAAAAAGAGAAAAAAATGATTTTAAATTGCTAATCTTATATTAATATATAAATGGAAGAAAATACTGGATACATATATTGTATAACAAATATCATAAATAATAAAAAATATATTGGTGCTACTACTAGAACAGTAGAAAAAAGATTTAAACAACATTTAAGCGATGCAAAAAATAATAGAAATAATGGATGTACTTGTATAAAAAATGCTATGCAAGAATATGGGCAAGAGTGCTTCATAATAGAAACTTTATTAATTTGCACCATTAAAGATATTGATTTTTATGAAAATAATTTTATTAAGTTATATAATACTATAACACCAAACGGATATAATTTAAAAACTGGAGGTAATTTAGGGTCAAAACATTCCGAAGAAACCAAAATAAAAATAGGAAATGCTCATAAAGAAAAAAAAGTATCAGAAGAAACCAAAACTCTTATAGGTAACACCAGTAAATATAGAAATATGTCCGAAGAAAATAAAATTAAAATCAAATACGCTTTAGATAAGTTAGGGTTAAAAGATTTACCTATGTATATTGTATTCTCAATTGATAAAAGATATAATAGAAATGTTGAAGTTATAAATGTTAGAGTACCAAAAATAAAAATAAAAAAGTTTTCAGTAAAAAATATGTTATTGGAAGATAAAATAAGACTAGCAATTAATTATAAAAATTCTCTACTTTAAAAGAGCTTAAGGTATAGTCTAAGCTTATAAGGAAACTTATAAGAGTATTTTTAACTATAAATACAGGTTAAAATACATTCTGGAACATACATATCCCCCAATCACAAGAAGCACAAGCAGAAATGCGTTTGATATCTGCTTCAAAAAATTTTATAATATCCGCACAAAGTAGTAAACCAAATATGTGTATAGTCCAAGATTCTTTACTTGGTGCATATAAAATGACAAAAGGGCTTCAAATGGTTAGAAAAGACCAATTTTACGACCTTTCTATAACAACAGGTTTATCTTTAAAAGATATTCAAAGTAAAATACAAGATATAAGAAAAGTTTTTAGAGAAAAAGGTAAGAAGGCCCAATGTTTTCATGGAAAAGGCCTGATTTCATTAGCGTTACCAAATGATTTAAATTATGAGAAAAAAAATAATGTAAATCCCGATGAACCAATAGTTAAAATATATAAAGGTGTGTTGTATGAAGGAACACTTGATAAAAGTACATTAGGAGCTGTAAATAACTCATTAATTCAAATTATACATAAAGAGTATGGACCAGATATAACAGCATCATTTATAGACTCTATTCAATTTATAAGTAATGGATGGTTATTATTAGAAGGGTTCTCTATAGGAATTGAAGATTGTTTAGTTCAGGATGAAAAAAAAGCACAAGAAATTAGCGATGTAATTAAAAAATGTCTTATAGAAGCTGAAACTATAAAATCTACAACTTCTCATGCGGGTATTAGAGAAGTTAGAATTACGGGCGCTCTAAGTAAAGCAAAAGATATTGGATTAAAAATTGCTAAAGATTCACTTAGTCAAAATAATAATTTTCTTTCAACAGTTAAATCTGGATCAAAAGGAGACTACTTTAACGTTGCTCAAATTACTGGTTTACTTGGACAACAAAATTTATTAGGTCAAAGAATAAATCCGGTTTTAAATAATGGGAAAAGAACTTTACCACACTATCCATTAGAAAATTTATCAATAGAAATGGAATACGAGTCAAGAGGTTTTATTGACTCTTCTTTTATTAAAGGTTTAAATCCAAGACAATTTTACTTTCACTCTATGAGTGGAAGAGAAGGTTGCTGTGATAAAATGTGTCACAAACAGGTAGTCGCCTATAGGTTTTTTGTCATACCTAAAAGGATAAACGATGTAAGACAAAAGTTTTTAAGTTATTTTAAAAACATATAACTATCTAGTCATATAATTTATATGGCAAGACTCCTTATAATGACGGGAAGTCCCTTAGAGCCTTAATTACAACTTCTATACTAGAAATTATATAGAATACCAAGGGTAATAACCTATGGTTTTGTAAAAATATTAAGGATTGGGTGATCCGCGCGTAAAAAACCTAAGTCCGTGATGGCAAGGATATGGTTTTCGCTCAGAGACTAGTAATTTTAATAAAATGAATAACGGGAGTCGGTAAGTAGTAATATAGCCAATTATGAACTTGCTTAAGATATAGTCCGCCCTTTTTTGAAAATTAAAGGATTACGCGACAGCGATGAATACATCTGTATCAGGATATATTCAAAGAAGAATTGTAAAACTAACTGAAGATATAAAAGTTCAATATGATGGAACATGTAGAGACACTATTGGTTCAACATATCAATTAGCATACGGAGAAGATGGTATAAATCCTTGCGCTACAATAAAAGTGGGAAGTACACAAGAACTAGTAGATATACAAAATCTCGCAACTAAATTAAATATAAAGCATGAAGATAATAGTAAAAAAGTAAAAAGTAAAATAGTAAAGTAGTAATTAATATTTTATACCTGTATATAGGTATAAAATAAAACTTTTAATTCGGTAAATTTTTCATACTTAAGTACCCTGTATTTGACTTTGGATTATATGTATAATGACATTTAGACATATATTTAGGATTACCATATAAAGCAGGTATATTTGTCGCATATGGATTTTCTATAGGTCCAGGCCATCCAGAATAAGTATTAGACCAATACTCTCTTTTATACATTAAAATTGACACAGTAACACCGGCTATTAAACTTAGTAAAAATAGTAAACGTAAAATCATTTTATTATTAAAAATATTTTAATATTTCATTAAACAAATGTCAGAATATATTCCTATTATTCTACCATCAATCTTGGGTTATGGTACCGCTATGATTTGTGGTGTAAATAAGGATTCAGGAGCAGTAGTTCCTATAAGACCTCCTCCTATTGTATTTTCAATAGTCTGGCCTATACTTTATTTAATGCTAGGGTTTTCATGGTTCTATGCCAGAAAAAATAATAACGTTATTTCAGACTTATTTTATAGCATATTAGTATTTTTATTAAGTGTATGGATATTAGTTTATTCCTGTCAAAAAAATAAAAAACTAGCTATATATATACTTCTATTATCTGTTATTACAGGTATATTTGCTTATAATTTTTCTTTAAATTTTAATAGCAAACTATTAATAGCGCCTTTAATTGCATGGTTAATATTCGCAACTATTTTAAATATTACTGAAGTAATACTTTTGAAATAAAATTTTTAAACTAATATTTAAGTTTAAAAATAATAATAATTTTTACTCATAAAATTCTTCTTCAAACTCTTCCTCTTCCTCCTCTACTTCTTCTAACTCATCTTCATCCACATCTTCATGATTTAATTCATCTTCTATATATTCTTCCAATTCATCATCACCTTCTCCTTCCTTATTACTTTTACTATCTAGATTATCAGGAATAACATATGCGAATTTATACTTGTTGCATAAGTTAATATCTTCTTTTGTTAATTGTGAAATAGAACCATCAGAATTTTGCTTTCCATAAACCTTCTTTTCTTTATTATCAAAAACAAAAGATGTTTCCTCATGTTCATAATTATTGAATTTATTTCTTTTTATTGCTATACTTGGTACCTTAGCCACTAATTTTGTATTTATATTTTCTTGTGACTTTAAAATTGTTTTTTTACATTCATCATTTGAAAGAAGCTCAATCAATTCTGCTTTTGTACCTTTAGTTTTTAAACCTTTACTTTTACACATTTTTTCTAGTTCAGGTTTAGTTAATTTACTTAAACCATTAACCACTTTTTGTTTGTTATCATCGTACGTTTTTTCTTCACTATTCTCTTTTGAGTTCCACATCTTAACTAAATCATCTTTGTTAATCTTGTACTTAATGGATACTTTATCGATGTACTTCAAAATAGCGTCGTTAATTAAAATTTGTACGTTTTCAGAGAATGACATTTTTTATTTTATTCGTTTAACTTATTTTTTAAATATCATTTTTTATTTTTTTTAATTTATTTTGTTAAACTTGATTACCGCAAAAGAAATTATATCTATTTCTTTTTAGTTTAATTGATATATTTTTGTACTTCGATATAAATATTGCTCCGTTTAATATCAACTTACAGATTGATACATTAACTGGTATTCCAAATAAATTATATTTTGATATGTATGCATGTAGTTCTTCTGTATGTACATCTAATTTTATTTTTTTCTCCTTATCTTCACTTAGTTTATTTTTATCTACTTTCTTTGATTTATAGCCACGACGGCCATTTGCCCCATCATTATTATCTCCGTAATCATCTTCATTATCGTCGCTATATTGATTATAATCATAATCACCTAGTTCCGACATTACTTCTTCTTCAACTTCTTCTTCAACTTCTTCTCTTTTACCTTCTTCACCTTCTTCATCGCTATCCCTTAAATATTCATCTCTATATTCAAATTCTGGTTCTTTTCCTTCTCCTTCTTCTCCTTCTTCTTCTCCTTCTCCTTCTATTTCTTCATCAACTATAGGTCTAAAATCTTCTCCCTCTTCTCCTAATATAACATCTTTAATATTCTCGTATAATAATTTTTCATCTATAGTTTTAAAATCTATTGTAACCATATTCTTAGTATTTAAAATAATAGAAACCGCTAATCCTATATCAAGTTGTCCCAGTTCAAAATCGGTAACCTTTTCATTTCTAGATAAAATTTTATTTTCTCCTATAACACCTTCCTTATATATTTTTTGTATATTTAAAAGAATATTTAGAATTGCCCCTACTATGCAATTTATTTCATTAATTGCTGTCGGCATTATTTTTAAGCAAGGATTGTTGTTAGATATAATTATATTTGACTCGTATAATATTTTTTCTATATTGTTTAATGTAGGTTCGGAAATATTATTTACTAAAAATAGTACGCTTGAAAAAATATTACTCCAAAATACACCATCATATACGTAAAATATATTTTTATACTTACTCTTTATTCTATCTCTATAACTAGAGGGAATATTTTTTATATTAACACTATCAGCTAAAAATAATAAATCTTTCGATTTCATGTAAATATTTTTAATTATAATTTTAACACCATTATCTATCTCAAAATTAATTGTTGTATCGTATTTTAGTTTATAATATTGATTGAACTTTAGAATTGTTTTACACATATCATCTGTCTTTGAATTAACCCATTCTTTAATCATTAAACTTCCATTTTTAACCTGTAAAAAATCTTTACACATCTTATCTATATCTGAATCGGACCATTCTTTTGCGGTTAAACTACCTTGTGAATATAACTTATTAAAATCATTTGCATTTATTAAAGTTGTGTCTAGTCTGTTAGTCGTAATTTGTTCTCTTAAACACATTAAATATTTGCCTACAAAGTTTAATCCTTGATTCACCATAGCAACTTTTCTTGATGTAAGTATAAACTCTTCTGTGGAACTATAATTTTCTCTTTTTATGTTATAAGTTGTAATATCTTTTGTACCAAGATAACTATCTCTTTTATCGTTATAAATAATATTATTTGATCCTGTTTTTATTAATATATCTTGATACTCATTATTTATAAATTTAATATCTAAAGCTTCTTTGGCTAATATTTCAAATTTTTTAGCATTTTTAATTGAGCTAACATATGTCCAATATTCGGCAAGAAAATCATATCGAAGAAATTTTGATGGAGGATTCGGTTTTCCTCCAAATAAATTATTATACACATCAAGTGGATAGTTTAAAATATAATTATAAGCATCTCTTATTGTGTTTACTTCATACTCCAAACTAAATAATAATGTATATAAATAATGGGATATAGTAGGGTACTCTAAATTTTTTATTTTTAACATACCAGTATAGTAGATTGGAGATAATAACTGAAGATTATAGTCCTCAATTACATAATTTAAAGGAGGTTTTCCAGCAAATATTAGTACGGGTGTCCCAACATTTATGAGCTCGATAGGAACATTAAACTCATCTTCTTTTAAATCAGGGACTATATCTTTTTTTTTAAGTTCATGTATCTGTGCAATTGCTTTTGTTAAAGTAAAATCATTTTTAAGAGGGTCATGATATTTAACAGGTTTATATTCAAAATTATTTACTTTTTCATTTATTTCTTTTTCTGAAAAAGAAGGTGTTCCATCTTCTTTTTTTGAACTTTCAAGTTTAAGGCGATATTTTTTTATCGCTTCTTTTACTTTTTTTTCAAAAATATTTTTTTCTTTCTTAACCTCTGTATCTATTTTTATTTTTATTTTTTCATCCAATTTTCTTTTTTCTTCGGCTAAAAATTTTTTTTGTTCTATTTTATCCTTATTTTCTTTTACATATTCGTCATATTTATTTTTTATTTCAGCTAGTTGGGCATTATACCACATTGAAAAAGCTTTATCAGATTTTAGTATAATATTTTCAACTACTTTAAAATCTCTATCGTTTAATCTACTTTTATCTACAACTTGAAATTCTGTATTAGGTTTTATTTCTTTAACTTTTTTAAGTTTTTTTTGTAGTTCTATTTGTTGTTCATACACTTTTTCTAATTCTTTTTTTGCTTCACTACCTTCTTTATATTTTTTTTCATAATCATCTTCATCATCAGAAGCTCCATCATCGCTAGAACTACTATCAACTATTTCCTCCATAAATTCTGACTTTTTATTTTTTTTCTTTATTTTAGGTTTTTTTACCTTATATTCACCAAAATCTAAAGGATTGAAAGGACGATCTTCATCTTCTTCTAACTCAACTATAGGTAGTAGTTGTGGTTCGATTTCTAATTTAACCTCTTCAACATACTCTTTCTTTTTATTTTTTTCTAAAAAATTAACATCTGTAATATCAATAAGCTCAGCATCTTTTATTTCCTCTTTACTTGGAATATCTGCTCTTGAGGTTAAGATTTTGACTTCATCTTGAAGATCGTTTGGATTTTCCAACAAATCATAATACACTTTATTTCTTGTTGTATCAAATTGTTCATATGTTATATTCGATATCATCTTATTTTTGTACATTTCTTGCTTTTCTTTATCTAAATCTGGAAATTTTTTCTTAATAAGATCTTGGACATACATATCAAATACCTTATTTTTTAGATTATTCTCTTTTCTAATAGCAAGATTTTGTAAATCTTTTCGAATTTTATATATCAAAATATTTGGATACAAAACAGCTAGATTAATAAAGCTTTTATCTTCCTCCGATGATTCATTATAAAATTCTAAGATAGTAGATTTTGTAGGTAGATAATTCAAATAATTTTTTTCCGAATATTTTGTAAATACTTCTTCAGGTAAAAACACTTCATCTTTATAAAAATATTTTTTATCGGTAGAATATTTTCCAACTTGATATTTTAATAATTTTTCTCTTCCATACTTATTAATTATTTCATCGAAAGATAAATCAAAGTATTCTTTTAAATCATCGTCATTATCAAATGCATTTTGTAGCGTATATCTAGCTAAATATGCTTTATATATTAGTTCTTCTCTTTCGGCAATCTCTCTTTCTCTTTTTTTTTCATTTAAAACTTCATCTCTAATTTGAACCATATAATTACCTAACATATTTTTTCCATCCCCGTCTTTTCCATCTCCCAAAAAAACGTTGTTAGACTTATATATTATAGGAGAGTTTCCAGTTGAAAGTAAAATATCCATTATCTTAGGATTCTGAAATTTAACTCTTAAAGCTTCTAGTAATCCGACAGATAAAACATCTTGTTCTGATTTACACTTGTAGCGGTCAAATTTATCATGAATATCTATTGGATTTGCTTTTTTAATTTTGTCGTTATACATTATAGATGGCAAAGCTTTTGTATATATGTAATTTGATATAGATAACCAGCTTTCATCATCGATATTTGTATAAGATTTAAAATTATTACTTAAGGGACCATAATCGCCGCGCACGCTATAAATTTTAATAGATTCCATTTTTATTATATTAATATTTTTTATTTTTTGATTTAAATATATATTTTTTTTAAATAAATTAATATGGCTGGATTACTATTTTTAGGAAATGATGATTTTAATATAGCGAAAGGTACAAATGGACCTATCCTTTGTAATACATTATCTGGATTCTCGTTAATTCTTTTTTATTCTGTGCAATGCAAACATTGTAACTCTTTAATACCTGTATTTAAAAAATTACCAGGGTCAATAAATGGATGTCAATTTGGGTTAGTCAACATTAACCTTCATAAGGAACTCATAAAAAAATCAAAAAATACTATACTTCCAATAACCTATGTACCTCTAATTATCCTATTTATATCTGGCAAGCCTTATATGATTTACAAAGGGCCTCATGATGGCAATGAAATAAGAAGATTTATAGTTGAAGTCTATAACTCGGTTAATAGTAAACAAAAATTTACAAACGAAAGTAACAATAATCAAAGAAAAATGCACCAAGTAAAACAGCATCCTATATTAGGTGATATGGGAATACCTTTGTATGGTGATTCAGATGCTGTTTCATATTTGGAATTTAACGAACAAGAAGGGTATCATGTACCCCAAGTTAAAGAAGATAATTCTTTTTTAAAATTTACTGAAAATAAAGGCTATTTTAAATAAAAAATTGAATTTTAAAAGGTGTGATAACTTTTAAAATAAAAATGTCCACTATTATATTTCCCTTATACAATAACTTGGCTAAAGACTTAGAAAATGAAGAAATGTCACAAAAAGAACAAGACAAGTTTATGAAACTTGTAAAAACTTTTGATACTGCTGGGTGTGAAATTATTTATATACTTATACTTTGTTATCAGTTAGAAAATAACCATAATGCAAATTCAATGATATTACCATATTCCGGCAAGTTTATCAACAACGATATTATGTTTGATTTTAATGACCTTCCTTATGATCTTAAAAAAATTTTGTACAAGTTCGCTAAAATTCACACTAAAAAAATGAAGGAAGAGAATGCTCTCAAAGAAACTGCTGCTGAAAATCCTTTATCTTAATTGTAAATATAGAACATAAATTAATGTAGTAAGCATAACTAATAGTATTATACTTTTAATTTTATTTTTATTGTTTGAAATAAAATTATAGGGTGGTTTTTTCGTTGAATATTCAGGTATTGAATTTGTTTCTTTATCCCAATATTTACAGGCACCCCAACAATCTTTATTTCTTCCAACTGTTGAATTATTATATAAAGTTTCATCTGTCTTTATATCTCTAGTAACATTAATTAATGGTACCGGTTTACACTGATCATTTTCACAATAATATCCGATCATCTTAGATATGACACAAAATGTACTCTTCATAAGTGTATCACTTTCTTCCGATAATTTTTCTATTGTGGCATATTCGCCTATCAAAATATTATCGCTATTTAGTTTAAGAGCTATATTATTAGAGTAAAAAATAGTAAACTTATCAGCGTAACTAATCGGTGTATTTAATTTACTTTTATCATACACTCCATCCATGTTTAAAGGTATAATTTTAAAAAAAGTATTTACTTCATCTATATTAGATTGCGTCCATATAAAAGTATTTGTTAAACTATTAAAGGTTAGAAATAAAGTACTTTTTTCGATAATAATATTAAACTCTGCTCCGTATAGTATATTTTCATTATTGGTTAATTGTTTTACAGCACTATATTTAGGTATAATTTGAATATTTACATTATTATCGTACTCTTTTAAAAATTCAATTCTATTATCCTCTAATTTTTTATCGCTTAATATTAAGCCCGTTTGACAATTTCTTAATAATAACACATCAAAATAAAAAAATATATTTGAGCGCAAAGGCGGAAATTCATATTTCTTTGTATTTATAAATGTAGAGACTGAAACATCGTCCAACTTTGAATGTACATCTTGACTTACAACTTTATAAACAGCATTTATATCTGGATATAAAGATGTTCTTAATGGAACACACAAACTTTTGCCATTTTTAAATTGAACATGATACCCAAATCCATCGGTTGATTTATCTATACATTCTTCGATAGGTATATTATAATAACATACACCATTAATTGTGTCTGCACAATCAACTCTATTATAACTCATATTATCAATCGCGGCATTAGGCCAAACTAACCAGTCTTCTTTATATTTCCATGGTTTGGTTAACATTTATTATATAGGTTAATTTTTAAAGTGTAAAAAAAAAATTGATTTTTAAAAAATCAAATTTAAAAAAATAATATACTAAATAAAAATGTCAGACATCCAATTAACTTCAGCCAAAGGCTACAACGTCAATAATATTATCTTTTCAAAGCCACAAGCAGGAGGTTTAAAAGACACTTCTGTTAAATTTCGTAGAATTTATTTATCAACAAAATATCAAGATGGTACAGAAGGTGATTTAATTATTTCTACTCCTAGAATTTTTTCTTTTGGAGTAGTTGAAAATGTATCTCCAGAAGATAAAAATAAAATTAACGGATTTGTATTTCCTCTTGTTTTATTTAACAAAGATGGACCTTCAGATGACGAAAAAATATTTTTAGATACATTTAACAAGATTATTAACCATTCTAAGAAACATCTTTTAGACCATAAGAAAGAACTGAAGCTTCCATCTCTTGATGAATCTGATTTAAAGAAGTTTAATCCAATCTTTTACAAGAAGGACAAGGAAACTGGTGATATTGCAGATGATGCATTACCAACTCTTTATCTAAGATTAGCATTATCTAAGAAGGATGGTGTTGATAAGATACTAAGTTCCTTTTATGATAAAAGAACTGGAGATGATCTAAACGCCATGGACTTACTTAAGAAGTATTGCTGGACTACAGCTGCTATTAAGTTTGAGTCAATTTTTCTGGGAAGTAAGATTTCATTTCAAGCTAAGCTTTATGAAGCGGATATTGAACTCTTGAATTCTGGAAAGAAAAGACTACTTCCAAGACCTAAGGCTCAATTATCCGTCGAGATTGATGATTCAAGAGATGAAGAAGAAAATGTTCAAGAAAATGTTCAAGAAAGTGTTGATGATAATGAAGAAACATCCAGTATTATATCTGACATAGATGAAGCTCCTGAGCCAGAACCTGAACCAGTTAAGAGTGTAAAGAAGATTACTAAGGTTGTGAAGAAGAAGAAGGGAGAGTAAAAAAAAAATAAAAATTAACTTAAATTTTATAACATATTATATGTTTTAAAATTTACTTTTTATTATAAGCATGTTTTATGTTTATTGGTTCTAATTGCATTTCAGATTGCTTTATTGAAAATGAATCCTTATTTTCATAATCTTTATATGTAAAATAATTTGCCGTATTTTGACTTGATATCGGTATAGGTTTCATATCCCTATAGTTTGTATCTGATGATACGTATTTCTCGTTAATATCTTTATTTTTTGCATAATTTGACGTATATTTTCTCATTTATTCTATAATATATTTTTTTTAAGTCTTTATATTTTTTTCCACGTAAAAATACCATTCTTATTTGGACTAGATCTATATACTTCCCCATCATTTCCTTTTTTTGATTTATTTTTGCAATTTTGTGCTGGATATGGTGGTCCAGGTCTACTTCTGTATTTCTTTAAATTAGATTTTTCACATTTTCCAAGAGACTTTGTTTTCGACTTTGTCTTTCTCTTTGTCTTTCTCTTATACTTTGTCTTTCTCTTTGTCTTTCTCTTTGTCTTTCTCTTTGTCTTTCTCTTTGTCTTTCTCTTTGTCTTTCTCTTTGACTTTCTTCCAACAGTTTTAGTACATATTGCCCACGGATTGTAACATCCTTTACCTTTCCATTTTTTAGACTTACAACTCTTAGGTTGTTTACTTTTTACTTTTAATACACATCTTTCAAATTTATCCAAATACATTTTATTTTAAATAAGAAAAAAAAATACAATAATAAATGTCATCTTCTTCAACATTAACAACCGATACATTATTTTATTCACAGCTAACAATTACTCTAGCTGGTATGGTATTTACAGGTGCTTTAATCATTATACAGCCTAATAATTTAAATGTTTACCTTCCTATTTTTTCTTCTTTATTATTTTCTTGGTTGCCATCTCCTATTTCTACAAAAAATATTCAATCACAACTTAAAGGTGTTGAAGATAGAATTGCTGTCATGCATCATAAGATGGCTAAAAAAAATATGTCAAGACCTAGAGATGAGTATAAAGAAGAAGATAATTTAGTTTAATTTTATTGTTCGATATATTATCATTAATTTTCCAACTACTTTAGAGTATAATTTAAACTTAAGTAATTTTTTTTTTATTTTATCTTTTATAAAAGAATACTTTGCAAATCTTTCGCAAAATTTACAATACTGATATCCTTGTCGAGTATAAATATTTTCTATTATATAAGTAGTTTCTTTTTCTTTATTTTCACAGAAAGAACATCTATACATATAAATCATAATCATTCTTTTTAAAGCAGGATACTTTAAAGTTTTTAAAATATTTTCGTACTGAATACAAAAATCATTTTCGTACTTATTTAAAAATTCGGATAATTCTATTATACTTGAAAGTGAGTTTAACTCTTGAATACAAATTTTTTTATCATCACAAATTTTAAAGTTCTTATTTTTAGAGTTTAGATATGTCTGTAAAATTAAAAAATCATAGTATCCTCTAAAATGAGGATACATTTGTTCGGTAGGATTATAATATTTAAGGTTATCGTAAAATCTTTTAATCAAGTCAGAATTCATTTTAATATTATAGCTGTAATATTAAAATTAAAATTAATTTGCAAAGTATCAAAAACTTTTTGAAGGAGATGCTTTTACGAAATTTATTTTTTTAAAAGTTTTTCTGGAGATTTTTTTTTATAATTTCAGAAATTTATTTTTTGAAAATCAAAAATTAAAAACATCTCCTCCGAATTTTTAAAATCCGATACTTTAGAATTTTTGATTCTTTTGAATTTTTAAAATCAAAAAAAAAATCAACACACACACAATTATTTTTTTTATGTGTAATAATAAAATTTTAATTAAAGGTGATATTCAGCTTTGCTAAAAATTTTATTATGTATTTTTATCAAATTTTATCACTTTTTAATAAATTTTGATAAATACAATTTAAAAGCATGATTTGTAGTATAAAATGGAATGTTGTTATTGTAAAAAAATTTTATCTAATAAATCAACTTTAAATACACATCAAAAAACAGCAAAATATTGTATTAAATTACAAAATATTAAAATAGAAACAAACAATTTTGAGTGTAATTTTTGTAAAAAAATACATTATACAAAACAAAATTTATTAAGACATTTAAGTAGTTGTAATGAGAAAAAAAAACAGGAAATAGTAAAAGAATTAGAAGAACAAGAAAAATTTTATAAAGAGCAACTTGAAAAACAAGAAAAATTTTATAAAGAACAACTTGAGAAAAAAGAAGAACAAATTAAGTATCTAGTTTCTAAACTTGAGAAAATTGCAAATAAAGCAATTGATAGACCGACTATAACTAATAACACTATAAATAATAAAATAGAGCTTCATACTTTTCCTTCTCAAAAAGAAATAGACAGAAAAATTGAAAGTCAGTTTAACGATAAATATTTATGGGATGGTATGAAAGGTGTAGCTCAATTTGTATATGAACATATAATTAATCTAGAAGATGGAAGTATTGCATATGCATGTTTTGATACTTCAAGACAGGTTTTTAAATATAAAGATGAAAAGGGGAATGAAATTAAAGATCCAAAAGCTACTAAATTAAAAAAGATGATAAAGCCAGGTTTATTAAAACAATCTAAAACTTTATATAATTATTTTAACGACGAATGTGATTACTTAGAAAAAAGAAAAAATAATGGTTTAAACATAGATGGCAAAGAGTATAATACGATAAATACTCTAAGAGATAAAGCATTTGAAGTAGGTTGTGAAATTCTTAGTTTGGAAGATACGAATAAGTTTAGCAACGAACTTGCGACAATAAGTTGTATTTAAATATTTTTAAAAATATAAATTTTTTAAAAATAAAATAACCTTATTATAAGTTATTTATGGTATAATTATTGTTAAAATATTCATCGTTTTCATTTCTAGATAAAATTTTATTTTTTCTAAATAATCTATCGTTGTTTGAACAAGGTTCTCATAATCAGATATTATACACCTTGGATCATCATCCAAACTTTTTTCTGTAATAACAGGAATACCAAGTTTTAACCATGGTTCACATCTTGCACTTTCAAAAATTTTAAAATCATCATCGCAATGTATATTTAAAATAATTTTACATTTTGCTAACTCTTTATCACGTTCATCACCCCATGATAAAATAATGTTTATTTTTATACCTTTACTTTTTAGTTCATTTAAAATTTTTTCTCTTCTATAACTTAAACACCCACAAAATCCAACTTCATATTCAAAACTTTCTTATTGAAATGTTTTTAGTTTATTAATATACCATTCGGGACTTTCTAATGGAACATGTTTTACATTTTTGATATTATTTTCTTTTAAGATTTCAATGTTAATTAGACTATAATCCCATATTTCTAACACATTATCATTATTTGAGATACTTATAACTTAGCTTAAAATATTTTCTCTTGTTAATTGTTCTGTATTATAATAGATACATTTTTCCAAAATATTTGCTTCTAAACCAACCCATATTGGAATGTCAGGATTTTCCAAATTTATCGACTCTAAGAAAAAGACAAAACTATCCACCCATTGACTAACATTTGTTAAAACCTTATTTTTCATATTTTTTATTTCTCTGTTAATTTTTCTTTAAATACTATTTTAATTTTTCATAATACTCAATCGCCTTTTTATTTGCGATAATTTTTTTTATATTTAAGTTCTTTATGCTTAACCCTTCTAAATTTTTTACTCTAGATAAAGCTACATATCCTTGTCCATATTCAAAAATACCGCTTAAATCTAATTCCGCAAAATCAATAGTTAAACCTTGACTGCGGTGAATAGTAATAGCGTATGCTACTTTTAAAGGTATCTGTGTAATACTTAAAATTTTTTCGCTACCTTCTTCTATAATCCACTCTTGATAATTAATTAAAGTTTCCACACCATTCATGAATTTAACAACTGGTAAATCATCTTCAAATCTTGTTATTATACCTCTGCTACCATTTGCTAAACCTATTTCTAAATCTATATTATATAGTAACATAACTTGCGCTCCAATACATACTTGTAAAATTTGAGGGGCTATACAATTCTTCTTTATTTTTTCATCTACAAACTTTAAGTTTTTTTTCAAAACATTAACTTCTAACTCATACTCAAAAAAATTTAAATTATTATTACTTAAACAAAGTTTATCAAGCTCTTTTTGATTTTCTTTGTCTACATCTGTATTTAAAGAATATATTTTTGTAGGAAGAATTCCATTTTCATTTATTAATTTTTTATTTACTCTTGATTTGAGTATCTTAATAGTATTTTCTGATAATTTTCCAATTCTAACTTCATTAAGACATGTTTGAAAAATATCATCTGTTTGTCTAAAAATTTCCGTTAAATATATAGGATACTTAACACAATCATTCCATGATTTAGCTTCAAAACAAAATTCATTTTCAGCTTCAATACAAGGTAGTTGGAGGAAATCGCCTGTCAAAACTAATTGTATTCCTCCAAAAGGAAGCTCACTATATCTTAATTTTCTAGCTAATAATTCCAATTTATCAAAAAGTTTAGGAGATAACATAGATATCTCATCTATAATAAGTGTTTCTAACTGACACCATCTTTTAAACATGAACGCTTTTTTCTTTATCTTTAAATATAAATTTTCGACACTATCTTTACCAAGTCCAATTCCTAAAAAAGAGTGTAATGTTGTTCCTCCAATTAAAACAGCCGATGTCCCAGTTGTAGAAGTTATACCAATATTTTTATGCTCTTTATATTCTTTATAAAAGAGTTTGATAATAAGACTTTTACCTGTACCACCCATTCCAGTTAGAAATACATTATACCCTTTTACTATTTTATTCAAAGCGTCTTTTTGTTTTTCTGATAAATTAAATCTATCAATATTTTTAACGGGTACTTTTATAGTTTGAAAATTATTTCTAATCTCTGCAAGTCTGAAATTAAGTATCAAATTTATTTCAGTCCCCATTTCTATTACTTTTATTTTTCTATAATTTATTTCACTTGGATGTAAGACTATTAAAAACATATCTCTAATCTTCTTTCCATAAAAAGTTTCTAATATTGTTTTATATAAATTAAGCTGTAATGAATAGTGATAATAATTGGAATTTATTACATTATCTAAAGGTGGTTTTCCTTTTTCATTATTGAAAGATTTAAAAGATATATCCTTGCTTCTTTTCCAGTCGTAAATAGATAATGAACCATCACTATTTTGAAAAACAGCATCTATAGAACCAGTAATTCTATGTATTTCTGAAAATATAAACCATTCTGTTCTATATATCTTTATATCTTTATGGTCACTAACAAAGTTTAAAAAGTATTCATATTCTGGTGTATCATTTGTAACTTCTATTTCATTATAAAAATTTTCTATATCTTCATGTAACGAAGTTCCTAAATCTCTAGATATTTTGCCGTTTGATTCCCATACATTTTTAATGTCTTCTGCAGACATTTTATAATATTTATATTCGGGATTTTCTTGATGGTCCAAAGAGTTTAAAATATTTTTAATAGCAGAGCTACTATCAAACTCTTTGAAAAATTGCTTGATAAATGTTGTACTCGAAATAATGTTTTCAGAGTTATCATCAATCCAATATTTATGTCCTTCTTTTTGAAATTTAATTCTTGCATCAAATGGATGCGCATTTTTTTTAGATAAAATCATAGTGTATATCTTATTAAAAATTATTTAAATTTAAAATCAATTTTAAAAATCCCTGAATTTTAAACGCCATAAAAAAAAATTGATAATAAAATTTATTTTTCATAAAAATTTTAAAAGAATATGATTTCTGAAAGCTTAAATAAACTAAGATTATATAAAACTTTTGACTTGTCTAACAATCTTAAAATGATTGATTTTGATACTCTTATAAAAATGAAGGAATATTTGGATGACAAGTATTATAATACAGGAGAAAAATGCGAATTTACTGATGAACAATATGATGTACTTAAAGATATTATATCAGGATTTGATAAAAAAGAAAAAAATAAAGTTGGAATAAAAGTTAGAGAAGACAATAATAGAGTTAAACTTCCTTATTGGTTAGGGTCGTTAGATAAGATTAAACCTAAAGACAAAAATAAACTTGAAAATTGGATAAAGAAAAATAAATCTGACAAATATTTGGTTGAAAATAAATTAGATGGTATTAGTTGTTTATTAACCTGTAATAAAGATAAAATTAACTTATATACAAGAGGAGATGGAATTATAGGTGCTGATATAACACATATTTTAAAGTATATAAAGAATATACCTGATATAAAAGATAAAGATAAGATTGCTGTTCGGGGAGAATTAATAATAAGTCAAAAAGTATTTCAAGAAAAATATGCAAAAGATAATGCAAATCCCAGAAATATGGTTTCTGGATTAGTAAATGCGAAAAATTTAAAAGAAGAAATAAGAGATGTTGATTTTGTGGCGTATGAGTTAATAATAGATAAAGAATATCAAGTTTCTTCTGATAATCAAATAAAAATATTAAGCGATTATGGCTTTAAAGTAGTTAAAAATAATATAATAAGTTTTGAAGAGTTAAATATGGGTGTATTAGGAGAAATTCTTTTGGAGAATAGAAGAACTTCTAAATATGAAATTGATGGAATAATAATACAGGCTATTAAAGAGTATAAAAGAAATACTAAAGATAATCCAAAATATGCTTTTGCATTTAAGATGACTATGGAAAATAATATAATAGAAGCACAAGTAGATGAAATAGAATGGAATATATCTAAACATAAGTTATTAAAACCTCGAGTAAAAATAATTCCTGTAAATTTAAATGGAGTTACGATCACGTATGCATCTGGTTTTAATGCAAAATTTATAGTAGAAAATAGTTTGGGAAAAAATTCTATAGTAAAACTAACAAGGTCTGGTGATGTGATACCTTTTATAGTTGAAGTAATTAAGTCGTCAAAGAATCCAAGTATGCCAGAGTTTAAATATAAATGGAATGAAAATAAAGTTGATATTATAATTGAAGATGACGAAGAAAATATTTCAGAAATCAAAATGATATCTTCTTTTTTCTCAAGTATGGGAATAAAAAATGTAAGTGATGCAACAGTAGAGAAAATTTACAAACAAGGTTATAACACGTTAGTAAAAATATTCAAAGCAAATAAAGAAGATTTTGAAAAGATAGAAGGGTTTCAAAAGAAATTAGCAGAAAAAATATATAATAATATACATGATGGACTTAAAAATACATCAAAAGATATTTTACTTGGTTCATCCGGTATTTTTGGAGAAGGAATTGGTAAAAGAAAATTAAAAGTGCTTTTTGATAATTTTCCTGATATCTTAGAAACGAGATTGAATAAAAAGGATTTAATAAAAAAAATATCAGACATACCAAGTTATTCCGATAAAACAGCAGAAAAAATAGTTTTAAATTTAGATAAAGCCATCAATTTTTTGAATGAAGTTAAGCCATTTGTTACTTTTAATTCTATAATAGAAAAAACAGAAAAAGGAGATTTAAAAGATTTGACAATTCTGTTTTCAGGATTTAGAGATATGGAGTTGGAAAAGAAAATACTTGATAATGGAGGTAAGGTTTTAACATCTGTGTCAAAAAATTTAAAAATTTTAATTGTAAAAGATAAATCAAGTACAACTTCAAAAGTTGAAAAAGCAAGAACTTTAGGAGTCGAAATTTTAGAGTATGATGAGTTTATAGATAAATATATGTAATAAATAAAAATTGATTTTTAAAAGCATAAATAGTTTTTAAAAATATAAAGATGAATAAGATTTGTAAGAAAAATAATTGTGCAAATGAAGCTATACCAAGAGGTAAATATTGCGATTTACATAAAACAACTAAAACAACTAGACCTTCAGAAAGGTTAAGAACTAATTCTCTTCCAATAGAAGAAAATAAAGATACATATGATAGAGATTTAGAATTGGCTCTAAAAAACTCTTTAGAAGGTCTAAAAATAAAAAAAAATCAGTTTGATGAAGATAGAAAATTAAGGTTAGAACAAGATAAAGAGTATCAAGAGGCTCTGCGACTAGATACAGAAAGACTTTTAAAAGAAAAATATGAACTTGAAGAAATAGAATTAAAAAGGGCAAATACACTTCAAAATAATCCGACTGAAAAAGAAAATTATTTCAATATTAAAATCAAAATACCAAATAATTTAACTCTCTTGAAAAAATTTAAAGAAGAATCAAGTGTCAAAGATATTCAAGATTATTTAGATGTTTATTTTTTCGATAATAAAATAAAAATTAAAAACTATCTTCTAGTCGTAAATAATTTAACAAAGGTTAAATTGGATTCTAAAGATAAAGATATCTTATTATCAAGCTTAAATATGTCAAATAATTTTATTATGTTTTTAGAGAACCTTGATTCTTAAAAAAAAATTGAAATTATAATTTAATATGTTATATATTACATTATAAGACATGACCACTTTAAATTTGATAAAAAAAAGAATATGTATGGAGCCTGAGTATCTAGATACTAACTATAAAACTTATTTATTTAAGAAAATAAAAGATAATATTCAAAATGATTGCGATAAAGAGTATGGTTATTTTATAGAATTAAAAAAAATAGTTAAAATAGAAGATAATAACATAACATCTAATTCACAAATTATTTTTAATGTTGAATTTGAGGCTGAAACATTATTACCCGAAAAGGATAAAGAGTTTGAAGGTACTATATGCATGGTTTTTGGAAGTGGTGTTTTTGTAAATGTAAAAAATAAATTAAAAATATTATTACCCGTATCGGAACTATCAGGATATACATTTGATAATGCAACTAATTCTTTTATTTCTAAAGATAAAAAAACTAGATATAAGAGTTTAAAGAAGGATGATGTTATAAACGTAAAAATTTTAGATTTAAAATATTCTAAGAAACAATTTAGCTGTTTTGGAAAAATTATTTAGTTTAAAGAATTAAATTAAGTAATAATAAATGTCAGAAGTTTTAATTTTGCAAGAGTTTAAAAATAATTTAATTTCGTTCTTTGATGAATTAATTGACTTATTTCCAACAGAACCTGATTTAGTTATTATAAGAATTTTTTTAAAGGATCAGATACCTATCGAAGAAGTAATAAATATATTTAACAATACAATAAATATGGATAACCAAAAATTTAAGAAAATGATAAAAGATCGAAATGAGCTTTTCTTTTTAGAAAGCAATATTTTTGATTCTATATCTAAGACAAAGGTTGTACATTTTAAAAAATTATGGAGATCTGATCAGCTTGATGATGATAATAAAGATGTAATCTGGAAATGGATAGATAGTTTTGTATATCTTGGTGAAAAGTATGTAAAAGTAAAGTCATAATAATATTTTTATTTTTTTATAAAAATAAAAATAATTTATAGAATAAATATGGGTTTTTGCGATAGTAATTTAATATATTCTAGTTTAGAAGTATTTATTCAAGTTGTTTTTGTTTTTTCTTTTTTAGTTCTTTTTTATTTCTATTATGTTATAGGTGTTGAAAAGAAAGATTTTCAGGAGCAAATAGATTTAATAGTCGATGATTTAACGAAAGATATAAAGGTCCAAATAGATACTATAGTCGAGTCTGACATAAATAAAATTCCAAGAGATGATTTTAACACACTTTTATTTGGAATGATTGATGTATTGGAAGAAAAAATAAACGCATCATCTAAAGATGCAGTTAAAACTATAAATGAAAATAATAATAAATTAAAAAATAAGGTAGTATTTGCCTTATCAATTGTTATGTGTGTATGTATTTTAGTTATGATAATATTTAATTGTTACCCGATATTTACAATCTTAAAAGAATCGATAATAACTGTCTTTTTTATTGCTATGGTAGAATTAGTATTTTTAACTTGTATTAGTGGTAAGTATATATCAGCAGATCCAAACAAAATAAAAAATATTATAGGAACATCGATACAAAAGTGGATAGTTGACAATAAAGTATAAATCATAGATTTAAGAACTTAGAAATAAAATAAAATAAATATGTCTTGTCTGTTTAATAGTTTATCTTACTTTTTTAACCTCAAAAGTGAAAATATTCGTAATATTATATGCAATTATTTAGAAACAAATGGTAAAATAATCGAGGATTTAGATACAGAATTTGTTTTAGCTCTTGATAATATTTCAAAAGATAATTATATACATGAAATGAAAAAACAAAGTACATGGGGAGGTGCTATAGAAATTAAAGCAGCATGTAATATTTGGAATGTTAAAATTATAGTTCATAACATAAGAAATACACAAAATGTTAAATGTATCGAATTTTTACCTATTAGTCCTACATTTAGCAAAACATTAAATATAACATGGAATGGATATCATTATGAACCTATAAGATAAGAAAGTTAATTTAAAGATAAAAATTTTTAAATTAAAGTAAAATGGTTAAGCTATATTATACTCCAACATCTTGTGGTGCCTCTTCTTTTATATCCGCGTTTATTTCTGGACTTAATTTTGAATGTGAAGTAGTAGATTTAGCGACACATAAGACAGAATCTGGTATAGATTTTTATACTATTAATCCGAAGGGTAATGTACCCACTCTAGTATTAGATAACGGAGTTGTATTAAATGAAAATATTTCTTGTTTGGAATATATACTAGATTTATCTTATGAAAAAGATAAGAGAGTTAAGTTAGGCCCGAAAAATGATACTATTGATAGATATATATTGAAACAATATTTATCTTTTATAGCTTCTGAATTACATCCAGCAATTGGAATATTTTTTAATCCTAAAGTAAAAAATGATAGCAACATTAGAAAACCTTTATTGGATATATTTGAAAAGAAAATGAAATATCTCGAAAATTACATGATAAAAGACAAAAAATTTATTATGGGAGACTCTATTACTATTATAGATTTGTATTTGCATATAGTACTCTCATGGACTGGATATGTAGGTATAGATTTAACAAAATATGAATATGTCGCAAAATATAAAGAATTTATTGAAAGTATTCCGGAAGTTAAAAATGCTAAAAAAAGAATGGCTTTTATACCTTCAAGTACAATTTAATTATATATTATAAGAAAATAATATATAATTAGAGCTTAATTATTATAAATATTTTTTATCTTTGAAATAAGAATTTTCTGCATAAAACTTACCTAGTTTAGTATTCGTCAACTGACTTATAGTTCCATCTCTCGACATAGTATTAAATATATTAATTAAAATATCAAGTGCGATTATAGGTTTAGCAAGTATTTTATCCATTACTACATCCGAATCAATAGATGAAGGATCAACGGCATATACAGGAACACATGTATTGGAATATGTATTACAAGTACCGGGGATCCAATAAGAAATCATAGGCGAACTAGCAACTGTCGGATCAAAAGGTTCAAATTTTTGAACACAATTACCCATCTCTCTTAGATATTTTTTTGAAGCAGTATTTCTAATCAAAACTTCTCCGGCATTTAATCCTCTACATGCAACATCACTTCCGCAAGAATCTAAGTTATTAGGATAACTAATACTATCATTTTTTGATGCATATTCACACCAACCATCCCAACCATTTGCACAATAATCAGATAAATACGCTTGACAAGGCTTTGAATGTTGCCCATAAATATCTGAATTTCCACCATGCAAAAATCTGTTATCTATTGTGTTATTTACACAATATGTTAATGGGTTACTAACTTCCGAAGGTTCATTTGGACCGAAAGAATTAATATTTCTGTACAATATATTTCTCTTCATTATGTTTTTATTATTATTACTATTATTTAAATTTAAAAAAAAAATGAATTTAAAATTTTAATTTCATAATTATAATTATAATATGAATCAAAAAGGTCAACCTATGTTTGTTATCAAAAGAAATGGAGAGAAAGAAAATGTGTTTTTCGATAAAATCACAAATAGAATTAAGAAATTAATGTATGATATCGATGATATTGAGCCTGCTATAATCACTCAAAAATTATGTGCTAGAATTATTCCTGGTATTTCTACTACTGAGCTTGATAATTTAGCTTCTCAAATTTGTATGTCTATGCTAACTGAAAATCCTAACTATGGTATTTTGGGTGCTCGTATAGCTATATCTAATCATCAAAAAAATACTGATAATAATTTTTTAGAAGCTTTAACTAAACTTAAAAATAATACAGATATTCATGGTGAGTTATCACCTTTAATTAATGATAAATTATATTCCCTAGTATTAAAGTATGAAAATGAAATAAATGAGATTATTAAATATGAAAGAGATTATTTAATTGATTTTTTTGGTTTTAAAACCCTTGAAAAGTCATATCTATTAAAAATAAATAAAAAATGTATTGAAAGACCCCAGCATTTATTTATGCGTGTTGCTTTAGCAATTCATGAAGAAGATTTAGTTAATGTGAAAAAGACATATGATAATTTATCTCTTAAAAATTATACCCATGCTACTCCTACATTATTTAATACTGGATGTCCAAATCAGCAATTATCTTCTTGCTATTTAATAGCAACTGAAGATAGTGTTGAAGGCATCTTTGGTACTATGACAGATTGTGCAAAAATTTCTAAATGGTCAGGTGGAATTGGACTTCATATATCAAATATTAGAGCAAATGGATCATATATTAGAAAAACTGCTGGATATAGTGATGGAATAATGCCTATGTTAAAAGTATATAATGATATTGCTAGATATATCAACCAGGGCGGGGGAAAACGAAATGGCTCTTTTGCGGTATATATTGAACCTTGGCATGCTGACATTTTTACTTTTCTTGATGCAAAGAAAAATCATGGTTCAGAAGAGTTAAGAGCAAGAGATTTATTTTATGCTTTATGGGTTCCTGATTTATTTATGAAAGCAATTGAGGAAAATGGAGACTGGTATTTGATGTGTCCAGATAAATGTCCAGGGCTACCAGATGTATATGGCGAAGATTTTGATAAGTTATATTTTAAATATGTAAGTGAAAATAAGTATAATAAAAAAATTAAAGCAAGAGAACTATGGAATGCAATTATAAGTAGTCAGATAGAAACAGGTGTTCCTTATATGCTTTATAAAGATGCCGCAAATAAAAAATCAAATCAAAAGAATATTGACACTATAAAATCCTCTAATCTGTGCTCGGAAATCTTAGAAGTATCAAACCAAGAGGAAACAGCGGTATGTTTAACATCCGATACAATTATTATTACAGAAGAGGGTCCAAAACTTATTACAGAATGCGACAATCTTAATGTTTTATCTTTTTATAATAATGACGAAGATCTTGTAAAAGATCAACAATATATTAAAGCTAAATTAATAAATAATGGAGTTAAAGAAGTTTTTGAAATAGATTTGGTAGGTGGTTTTCCGATAAAAGCAACTAAAAATCATAAATTTCTTGTGCTTAAAAATCGTAACTATAATACGAAAAATAATATATATGAATGGAAATCAGTTGAAGAACTTACTTTAAAAGATAGAATTAATAGGCCAAAAACGGATCCTTTACCAATCTATAAAGATGTTGATATTAAAACTCAAAATGATGTAGAATCGTTAGTTGTTGGGTGGATGATAGGGGATGGATGGCAAAGATCTTATGAAACAGGTCATTATTACACTTATGGAGTGTGTTTTGGATCAACTGAAATTTATGCGCAAAAAATTGTTATAGATTATTTAAATATTATTCAAAATTCGTTGAAAGCACAAAAAAATGGTCATAATAAACCGATAAAAACATATACATCGAAAAATGGAGTTGTTCAATGGGCTTCTTCAAAAAAATCATTTGCGGAATATTTTATAGAAAAATATGGTCTAGAACCTAAACTCGGGATTCATAAAAATTTATCTAATAAGATTAAAAAATTAAAACCCAATAAAATAGCATCAATATTAAGTGGTTTATTTTCGGCAGATGGAACTGTATATAAAACAAAAACTAAATTTTATGTTGGTTTGTCATCTTCAAGTAAAGAACTATTAATTGATACTCAAGTATTACTTAAATGTTTTGGAATAACAAGCGGATTAGTTTTTACAGAAGTAAAATCAAGAAATAGATTTCAAGGAAAATTAACAATTCAAAATAGAGATTCAATTAAATTATTTTCAAAATATATTAATTTTTTACTATGCCCTGAAAAGAAAAATAAATTAGAAGATGGAATTTTAAATCATGAATATTTGAGAAATGTAGATGAAAAGGAATGGATGTCAATACGTAGTATTAAAAGTGTTGGGTTTGAAAATGTATACGATTTAAATATACCAAATACACATAATTTTATAGCAAATATGGTTACAACACATAATTGTAATTTGGCATCAATTTGCCTTTCTTCAATCCTTGATTATCCAAATAAGTCATATCACGATTGGTATGATTTATTAACACATGAAGAGAAACAACTTTCAGAATATTATTTTAAAGGTAAACTTATGCTTCTTTCCGAAATAGATTGTGTGTATTGTAAATTATTAAAAGCTCTTTTAAAAGAAGTTGGATTAGAATACGAAGAAATTTCAAATGAAATAGCAGAAAAATTAAGAGAATCTTGTTGGCCAATCCCTGATAAATTTACAACTATTCCGCAATTATTTTCACTTATAGAAGATGGAGAAGTAGATGAAGTTAAACATTTAGGAGGTTATACTAATTCTTGGAATTTATTATCTCCGAAAATAAACCATAATAGATTACATGATTTATCTTACGATTTAGCTACAAATCTAAATAAAATTATTGATATAAATTATTATCCAACTGAAAAAACAAAAGTCTCAAATATGAGACATAGACCAGTTGGTGTTGGAGTTCAAGGTCTTGCTGATGTATTTTTAGCCATGAAACTACCATTTGATTCTCCTGAAGCAAGAAAAATTAACAAAGACATTTTTGAAACTATATATTTTGGCACACTTAATTCCTCTCACGACTTAGCTATAAAAGAAGGTCCATATTCTACTTTTATCGGAAGTCCTTTATCAGAAGGTATTCTTCAATTTAATATGTGGGGATTAAAAGACGAAGATTTATCTGGAAGATGGGACTGGAATGAACTAAGAAAAAATATTATGAAAGATGGAGTAAGAAATAGTTTATTGGTAGCTTTAATGCCAACAGCATCAACATCCCAGATAATGGGCTCTGTTGTAGAGTGTTTTGAAGCCCTTACTTCTAATTTATATGCGAGAAGAACATTAGCAGGTGAATTTGTAATTATAAATCCATATTTAGTAAAAGATTTAATAAATCTTGATATGTGGAATGAAGATGTGAAAAATAGATTACAATATGACAAAGGAAGTGTAAAGAATATTAAAAACTTTCCTTTTAAAGATATTTATAGAACAGTTTGGGAAATACCTCAGAAGAGTTTGATAGAAATGAGTGCTGACAGGGGTGCATTTGTATGTCAAAGTCAGAGTCTTAATTTATTCTTTGAAAAACCTGAATATAAAAAATTATCTATGGCTCATTTATTAGGTTGGAAATTAGGTTTAAAAACAGGAAGCTATTATATAAGAAGCAAATCAGCGACAAGCGCTCAACGTTTTGCTATGGATCCAGAGGTAGAAAAGAAATTAAAAAATGAGGACTTGCAAAATAACGAAGATACAGAATGTTTAAGTTGTGGGGCATAAAATTAAAATAAATATAAAGATATAATTTATAATAATAAATAGTATGAACACCTGTAAATCATTATGTGTTATAAAAAAATATCCTCCACCTATGATTATAAGAAAAAAAATAATAGAATTATGTGCTATATGGATACGTAAAAATTTTTAAAGGTTATAAGCCTTTAAAAATTATTATTCTATATTTATCTTTGTCAATAAGTTATTCAAATCTTCGATTTCTATATCATTTAAAATTTTATTTGTATAGACAATTTCAAACTTAATATATAAACTTCCTTTTTGACCTTTAGAATTTTCAAGACCCATTTGAAAAATAATATAATCTCTAAAAGGGTTGATAATTCCATATTCTTTTATATCTATCTCTATTGTATTAGAAAAATATGGAATACTTATTTTTTTCCCTATTATAGATTCTTTAAAGGTCAATTTTTGTTTAAAGTGTAAATCCAGCCCCTTTCTTTCAAAATGTTCATGTCTTTGCACTTCGATAGTTATAATTAAATCTCCGGATTTTTCATTATCTTTTTCAGCTTGTTCTCCCCATTCTTCATATGTAAATTTATAATTATTATCGACACCTTTTGGAATTACAATTTCTATAGTTTTTTCCTCCTCAATAGTACCTTTATTTATACACACATCGCAATTTTTTGTATCTCTTATTTTTCCGGTAGAATTACACTCATTACATGGTTGATTAAGTATCTGTATTATTGGTCCAATTTGTATTCTTTGAGGACGATTTCCACTACCATTACATGAATTACAATTTATTTGACAATTTTTACATTTAAAGTTTCTTTTCAGATTAAAAGTTTTCTTTAAACCTGTAAAGACATCATCTAACTTAATACTGCATTTATAATGATGGTCTGATCTTTTATTTATTTGATGTGTTTGAAATATATTAAATGGAAAACCGCCTCCCATGCCACCAAACATATTATCAAAAGGAGAACTAGGGGGGTTATCATAATTAGCTTTTTTTTGTGGATCGGATAAAGTATCATATGCTTCTTGTATTTCTTGAAATTTTTCTTTACTACCTCCTTTATCTGGATGATGAGTTTTTGCTAGATTTCTATATGCATGTTTAATTTCATCTTCAGAAGAATTTTTATTTATACCTAGTACATCGTAATAGTTTGCCATTTATTTTTGAAAAAATTACTATTTAAATAGATATTTAATATCTTAAAATAATGTCCAACTTAGATGGTATATCATTCATGGTTAATAAATATCAAAAACTAAAAAAGTAGAAATAAAATCTTAGAGTTAATATAAATTTAAAAGATATACTTTTAAATTTAAAAAAATGGAAAATCCAATAAAATATTACTCACAAATTGGTCAAGATAAATATTATATCGAGAATATTGTTAATCATAAAAGAAACGGCTATTTTGTTGATATAGGTGCTAATAATGGTATTAATCTCTCCAATACTTATGTGTTAGAAAAAAATTATGATTGGAAGGGTTTATGTGTTGAAGTTGATGATAATTTATTTGAGGAGTTAAAAGATAATAGAGTTTGTAATGTAGTTAATGAATGTGTTTATAGCATTTCTGGAGAAGTAAAAACTTTACAGGTTCCTCTTGTAAATGAAATTCCAGAAGGAAATAGTATGCTAATAAGAATAAAAGATAATCCCGTAAGTAATAATGCATTTATAAATCAATTTCGGGAGTATAGAACATACAATAAAATTTCAAAAACCTTAAACGATATATTTAAAGAGAATAATGTACCAGAAGTTATAGATTACATGAGTATTGATATTGAAGGTGCTGATTATGACGCCTTATTAGGTCTAGATTTTACAAAATATAGAATAAATTTTATAACTATAGAATGGGGTGGAGGAACTTCTAGACTTGATTATCTGGATAAAATTACAAAACTTCTAGAGAAAAACAGATACAAACTTCATAGAATTAATAATTGGGATGCTGAATTTCAGCTTAATATTAATTCTTTTGATGTTTTTGATACTTTATTAGCAAGAAGAACTTTTTATCCAACAGATATTTTTAGCATTATCGAAAAAAATTTTCCGTATCATAATTTTAAAAATATAAGATGTTCTGTACAAAGTATATCAAATGGTACATTCGATGATATTTATGAGAAATTTCAAAATATTACTGGTATTGATGATAATACTAAAAATTTATTGAAAAATTTTGAAATACAAACAGAGATAGATAATTCATATTTGATAACTACAAATGTAAATAGAGTACAAGATGGCGACATTCTTATTTCCGATATGTACTTAAATGATAGGCAAATAATACACATATTAAATTCGATTGGTTTTGATAAAAAAGTAAAATTATATGCAACTCCAGGTGGAAAATATACAGGCGAAATATGGAAAAGGCTAAAGAATGAATATTTTCTTGGTATACATTTAGGAGATAATATATATTCAGATATAAATATGGCACAAAAAAATGGTATAAATGCTAAACATACAGATATTCATGCATGGAATAAAACCGAATTATTTTTTAAAGACAATAATTTGTTTGATTTAGCGGTTTTAATAAGGGAGTTTAGACATATGAATCCTTATGATAAAAATACCCATGAATATAATTTATACAACGATCAAGTAGTTTATAACATACCTATTTTATATTTATTGTGTCATGTATTGAGAGATATTCTCAAAAAAGAAAATAGAGATACAATTTTATTTTCAACAAGAGATAGCTGTCTTATTCAATCTTTGTTTGAGTTTCTTTTTCCAAAATATAAAAGTTTAAGATTAGAATGCTCTAGAATAATTTATAATTATCCTAATGATGAATATAAAAATTATTTAAGAAGTATTTATAATCATGATACGTGTCTAATCTTTGATTTGCATGGCTCTTTTAATTCAGGTAGAGAATTATATAAAGAAATTTTTGGAGTATATCCGAGAGTTCATTTAGCAAGTTATCAGAAAACTAAAGGCGCTCCTGTTTATGAAGGTTTAACTTTTAATTTATGCGATAGTGGAGTTATAGAAATTTGTAACTTCGATGTAGTAGGTCCGTTAATAAAATTAGAAAAAGGAACATTTATAAGGGCACCTATTAATAATTACTATTTGGAAGATGCTTTGGTATATAAAAATACATTTGAAAATTTTATAAAATTTTTAAGTTTAAAAAATTTTAAATATACAGGTCAAGATACAGAAAAATTAATAACATTTTTTGCAGCTAATAATACGTTTTGTTATCATATAAGAAGTCAACCTTGTAAAGATAATGCTATACATTATACTTTAACTCAAATAGCCGATTTTTTTAAATCAGATAAAGGTAGTTTAATTTTTCATAAACATTTATATACTTTACCATATGAAAATATACTTACACCTTATTATAATAAAGAAATTAATCTTTTAGAAATTGGACTAAATAGTACATGTACGGATGATATACCATCGCTAAATATGTGGAGAGAATATTTTGGTATAAATGCACATATATATGGGTTTGATATTAACCCTAAATTTCAAAAGTATAATATTATGTCGAATAACATTAAAGTATTTATAGGTGACCAATCTAATCCTATTGATTTACAAAAATGTTGTGAAAATAATTATGATATTATAATAGATGATGGAAGTCATTATTCTAGTCATCAACAAATTTCTTTTAAGGAATTATGGAGATGTTTAAAGTCTGGTGGTATATATGTTATCGAAAATTTACATTGGCAACCATATAATGATACTGGAATGAAAACTAGAGAATTATTTAGAGAATGGAAAAATGGTAATATTATAAATTCGGAATTTATAACCATAAATGAAACTGAAATAATAAATAAAGATATAAAGAGTATAGATTTTTATAATTCACAAAGTCCTTTTTTTGAACCTGAAGTTTTAAAAGATGCTTTTTGTGTCATTTTAAAAAAATAATTTTATTAACCTTGTTTTAAGTTTAATAAAAAAATATTATAGAGACATTTTTCTATCTATAAATACTTCCTTGAATTTTTTCATAACCTTTTCGGGTGTATATTCCTTGTAACAATTTAAATCTTTATTTTTGTATTCTATAGGATCAAAAGTAGTTAATATATTGTAAAAGTCTATGCTATCATAAAAATAGATTGCTTTATTTCCTAAAATATCTTTATGTGCATTATTCCATGTATCACCTCCATAAGCTATGATAGGTTTATTATTAACTGAAAATTCACCTATAGATATTCCAAAAGAATGTCCTAAAGTTCCACATTCAAGATGTGCGTCACATGTGTTTATAAACTGATTTTTTTCTTCATTAGTCATTATTTTGTTTAAAAATATTACATTTGTATGATGTATAAAAATAGGTGTATTTACAAACACAAAATATATATTAGGATACATTTGAACTATATTATTAGTTATTACATCGATAACAAACTGAATATTAAATGTATCTTGACCTCCATGTCTTCCAAATACAACTGCGTTTTCTGGTATATTTAAAATAGTTCTTAAATTATCGTCTTTATTTATAGATGGAATTAAACTAATCATATGAGGAACAAACAAAGTATTATTGAATTTTTTTGCTAATGATTCTGAAACACCAGCATATACGTCTCCATGTGGTTCTGACATATCAAAGACACAATGAACTACATTTTTGATTTTTAAGGGTAAATAATGGTTATTTTTTCCGTACTTAATACAATAAAATATGTCACAATCTTTCAAAAAATCTTGACAATCTTCTATTTTATCGCAAAAAAATAGTGAGAACCTGTTTTTAAACTTATCTATAGCTAAATCTTCATGATAATTACTACCTTTTAGTGTTATTATTATGCTCTTATTACCTAATAAAGTTTCGTTATAATGCGCATAATCGAATATGGCTTGAGAAGTACCTCTCTCATTTAAATGATCAGAAAAGAAAGCTATTTTTACCATTTTAAATTATAAAATATATATTCTAACTTTAAATTATAATTTAAAAATATCTTTTTATTTAAAAAATGAGTGATACTATAGTATATAAGATTAAAGAGTTAGACCTCAATATAATAAATCCTTCAAACGAAGCTTATAAAGACCCTTATTCTTCGGCAAGTAAAACTATTGTTATTGGGAAGCCGGGTACTGGCAAAACTACAATTATAGCAAGCTTACTTTACGCTAAAAGACATATATATCCTGTTGCTATGGCTATGTCAGGTTCCGAAGATAGTAATAATTTTTATAAGCAAATTTTACCTAGTAGTTTTGTATTTAATGACTATGATCCGGAACAAGTAAAAAGTTTTGTTAAAAGACAAAAAATTGCAAAGCAACATTTGGAAAATCCATGGGCGGTTATGTTGCTTGATGATTGCACAGACGATCCAAAAATTTTCAACACAAAGCTTCAACATGCTATATTTAAGAAGGGTAGACACTGGAACTGTTGGTATATACTAAGCCTGCAATACAGTATGGATGTTAAACCCGTAATAAGAACCAATCTTGATGGCGTTTTCATATTGCGGGAAGCGAACCTAAAAAACAGGGAGAATTTATGGCGTAATTACGCAGGAGTTATTCCAGACTTTAAACTTTTTTGTACTTTGTTGGATAATCTAACGGATGATTATACTGCTATGTATATTCATAACGCTACTCAATCAAATAACTGGAGGGATTGCGTTTTTTGGTACAAAGCACCGAGAAATCTTCCAAAAGATTTTAAATTTGGGTGCAAAGAATACTGGCAATTTCATTATGATAGATATAATCCAGATTATGTCGACCCTTTTGAAGTTTAAATTTAATATAAACACTAGTAAAATAATAATGGTAATTTTAGTGTTAAAAAAAGTGTAAATTTAAGAAATGATTTTTATAATAAAATATTATAAAAACCTAAAATGGAAAATTTAAACATCGCTCACTTAATAGAAAAAAATTCTATTACTCGCCTTACAAAGGACTATGAAAATAAATTTTTAATTAAAATAAAGGAAAATTTTAATGATAATCAACAGCAGCTATTTGTAGCTAGCTTTTACTGCTTTTTAAATTATGATAAGAAGAATGATTTTGTGATTGACTTTGATAATGTATGGAAATGGTTGGGATTTACAAGAAAAGACAATTCTAAGAGATTACTTGAGAAATTTTTTACCGAAGATATTGATTATAAAATAGTTTTCCTCCGAACGGAGGAAAACCTATTAGGGGGAAGACCTAGGGAAAATATTATGCTTAATATTAATACATTTAAAAAATTCTGTTTAAAGGCGGGAACAAAGAAAGCCGATGAAGTTCATGATTATTATATCAAGTTAGAAGAATTATTACAAGAAACAATAAATGAAGAAACAAATGAATTAAAGCTACAATTAACTAATAATAAAGAAGAAAATTTTAAGTTACAGGAAGAAAATGTTCGACAATTTAATCGCGTCAAACTTTTAGAGAAAAAGACATTAAAAAAATCGGAACGTATTGAATATGGATCAAATTGTGTTTATATTATTACAAATAAATACCTTATACAAGATAGAACCTACATAGTAGGAAAAGCTATAAGTTTAACAGAAAGACTATCACAATATAATAAAATGGCCGAACATGATGTTGTTCATTATGTAGAATGTAATAATGCATCTCAAATGAGTTTAATCGAAAAATCCGTTTTATATAAACTTAATAATTATAGAGAAAGAGCTGATAGAGGTAGATTTATCTTACCAGAAAACAAAGATATTTCTTTCTTTACTAATATTTTGAATGAAGCGTGTGAATGGTTTAAAGATGTAGGTAAAGATGTTGTTATTGAAAGTGTATATGATGAACGAGAATATTATGAAGACAATAAAGAGGAAATACAGAGAAAACAAAAAGTATATCAAGAAGAAAACAGGGACGCCATACTAAAACAACGCAAAGAATATTATAATAAAAATATTGAAGAAATAAGAGCTAAAGATCGAGCGCGAAATCCGAAAGTTATATGTGAATGTGGTTTATCTATTTGTCTAAGATCAATACCTGCTCATAAAAAAACTAAAACACATCAAACATTCTTGGCTAAAATAAATACTGAAGCAGAAGCAGCAGAAGTATTATAAAAAAATTTACACCAGTGAATTACAACTTTAAAAATATAACTTAATTTTACACTTTATTAAGTTTAAAATTGAAAAAAATATAATGTATTATTTATTAATAATAATTTATTTTACTATAATAAAATGAGCGATATAGATTCAGATGAAAATTTTGAAAAGAAGGGGGGAAAAGAATATAAAAGTAGGAGTACATCATTAAAATATAAGTATACTCAAGACAAAGAACGTAATATATGGTTAGAAAATATATATCCTCTTGGTTTTATGCTAATAAATAAAATATCCGAAATTCCTTGGCATAAATATTATTATAAAGGTAATACTGAGTGTATAATACATACGGAAGAAGAGGACGAAGAAGTTATAATAAAAAAAAATATGAATGGAAAAGCTAGCTTATTAGATTCTCCATATTATATCTTTGGTGGAGCAGCATGTGAAATATATTCAAAAATATACTCATTATCAAGTATTGTTATAAATGATATAGTCGATCCAACGTTAGATATAGATATAAAAATATTTAGTCCTGTATTTACCATAAAAAATGAAGAAGAAATTATTTTTGATTTGGTAATGATGGAAAAAGATGGTTATACACAACTTAATGATCATTATACAGAATGGTTATTTAACGAAGTTTTTTTAGTATGTTTAGATATTGAAAAATATTTCGATACTTCTATATTTTCTCTTCCAAATAAAGAGAATATAAATGAATCTTATGAACTTAAAAATGCGGATATGAGAGACTATGTCGGTCCTTTATTAATATCAAGGGTGTTATTGCCTGAACAAAAAATGATAAAAATTCAAGTAACAACTAAAGTTTATGAAATAACAAACCATATAATTGAATTTATAATGTCTATAAATCAAGATCTTGAATTTGGAGGTATTAAACAATCTTACCATTACAAACCTTATGAATATAAAACACCATATTCTAATATTTATATTGAAAATCCGATTAAACTATTTCAAAGTCAGCTAAAAGCTCTAGAAGAGAGATACTTAATATTTAGTTATGAAAAATTGTATGATTATAAATTATACAATCATTGTGCTCGCATTATCTATATATCATATCTACTTATCTACTTAAAAGAAATGAAGTTAATAAAAGTTTTAAATCCTACTGAAGTATCTGGATTTAAAAAGTATATTACAGGGCTTAAAAACTTAAACGATATATGCAAACCTTTTAGCAAATATGATATTCAAGAGATTATAACAACAAACATACAAACATTATTAAAAAAATGAATTTAAATTTTTGAAAGTAATAAAAAATAAAAAGTAAAATGGAAAATATAAGCACCGAAGAAGCTATAAAAATTATTTGTGAAGATTATGAGAATAAAACTTGTAAAAAAAAACAATTTATTATACAAGATTATATCTTTAATGACCTAAAAATAAATATCGAAATTAAAAAACATCCAAACTGGAATAAATTATTGGTCTTCGATTTTACCATAGTAGATTATGAAAAATCGGATTATCATATAGATAATAGAGTATATTTAAACAATAAAGAAGATTATGTAGATTCATTTGAAACCATAGAAGAAATTATAACATTTTTATTTGAAAATTTTAGGGATGAGTATGTGTATTCAAAAAGTCTAGATGAAATAGATTCTGAATATAAAATAAAGCAAAAAGAAAAACTTATTTACGCATATTCCATGCTATGTGAAAATACTTTTATGGATGAATGCTGTATATGCATGGAACCAAATAAGGTACTAACTGATTGTGACCACAACGTTTGTAGACCATGCTACAATAATATAAAGTATTCTAAAATAGGAAGTGGATTTTGTGAATCTGTAGGAAAAGCATGTCCTTTATGCAGAGAACTAATCTAAATTATTTTTTTATATCTTAATTTAAAGATATAAAAAATTTTAATTTAAAGACAAAAAATTTCGTCTAAAATTTGTTACCATAAAGTAAGGTTCTAATGAATAAAAGTATTATTGATATAAACACAACACTGCCTATAATAAATCCAGTATAAAAAGATACTGGATTGGTTTCTCTATAACTTCTTTTATTTGATACATTATTTGTATTAGGAGCAGAGCTTTGAGATTTATTTTTGTCAAAAGACTCAATTGCATCTGAATCAGTATCGCAATTTTGCATGCATGTATTTGTATATTTACAATCCAAACAATAGTTATAACATATTTTTTTTGCTTTCTCTACATTTTTTGTTTGTTGAAAAATTTCTGGAAAGTAATGAGGAGCTTGGTTAAAAAAAGGTGCGGCAGTCAGTCTTAAGTCACATCTATCCCTTCCCATACAATCAATACTTTGACTAACACAATCGTAACAATTTTTAGCATCGTCTAAATTTCTCACCTGATTAAGAGACCATGCACCTTCAAATGCTCCAAGAGTTTCATAACAACAATTATTTATACAATTTACATCCTCTGGATTTGGACATTTAATTTTACAAGCTTTACAAGGATTAATTTTGAAATCAAAATCTTTATTATCAGTACTCATTTTATTATATGCAAAAATAAAATTGATTTAAATTTTTAATTGTTTTGTAAAATCAAAAACATAAACTAAAGTAATGGAAAATTTTAGAATTTCAACAAGAAATAATATTAATTCGGAGATTAAACAAACCGAAAATATTATAAAAAGAAATAAAGATACTATCGATAGACTACGTAATTCTCAAACAAATTTTGAGTTCAATAAAAAACAAATAGAAAAACTAAGTTTATCTCAGACGGATTATGAAAGCAAGTTAGAGATTCTAAAAAAAAAATATATCGATGTTGGTTTAGGGCTTTATGATAAAGAATTTGTAAATAATAGACTTGAAGGACAATCTAAACTTAAAAAAGCAAATGAAAAACAAACAAAAAAGAATGAAGAATCAGAACAAAAAAAAATACAAGACAAGGAAATTTTAGATAATGAATACCAGTTAAGAAGATATGATGGTCCATCGGAAAATCATTTAAAAAAAGAGACAGATAGATTTTTTAAACTAGTAGATAGTATTCCAAATTTTATTTTAGATAACTTAAAAAATATGCCTGCTAATAAAGGTTATATTTGGAGAGGTGTAAATTGTTATGGAGAACTACCTGTTGATGGTAAAAATACGATAATGTTTGAAAAATGCAAAAATGGTATCATGAAAATTTACGAGTATATAAATGATAAAATATATGTGTACGAAAAATCAGGAAAAGGACCAAAAAAACTTATAGAAACTATAAATAGAAACCCTTATGTTCTATCTGAAATAGATAGAATTTTAAGTAATATTGAAGCATAAATATTTTTAAACTTAAATTAAGTTTAAAAATTTATCCACTATATTTATCCACTATGTTTATCCACTATATTGCCATTTAGTTTTACATGCAACACACTCCGCAAATGTTGTAGAACTTTCATCTCCACCTCTACATTGTTTTTGATAACTAAACACTCTTTTAGACCCACACTTACATTCTAACACTCCTTCTTCTATTTCGATTGGTCTAATTAAGAAATTATCTTGCTCTATTTCTCTGTCTATCATATCGTTAAAATAAATATTTTTCCAGTGTATTTTTTCGTCCTTTATTTCTTTTAATTTTTCCTGTATATTACATGTATTTTTATACTCATTAATAAATTGATATATATTATACAGATAAACATCTTCAACTTTTTCATACTTTTTCACTGCTTTTAAAGATGCTTGGTAAATATTTTTTTCAAATGTAATAATATTTTGCTCCTTACTAAAAATTTTTTTTAAAGAATTTAATCCTCTAGAACGAAACTCTTCTTGCATTTTGTTTTTTAAAACGCATTTAAATTTTTTTTTCAATTTTAATTTTAAATTATATAATATAAATGAAATTAAGTCCAACAACATTAAATAATATCATTTTATTTCTATTAATAGTTGGAGGGATTATGTGGTTAGTAGTTACACAAATTGAAGAATTTACTCTACAAAGCGATCCTAAATTAAAAGTATTAAAAGAAAAAGTTGAACCATTATTTACAGATGAAAAAATATACTATGGTGTACTCGAACCTTTGAATAATAGAAAAAACATTTTAAATGAAATATCCTTGTATAGAGGAGATAAATCATATACCATAAATAAACATAAAATTTATTTGTGTTTACGCGATGAAAATGGAGAATATTACAACGATATGATGCTTTTACATGTTCTTATTCATGAAATATGTCACTGCTTATGCGATGAAATAGGACATACAGAAAAGTTTCATGTAATGTTAGAAGCATTATTAGAAGAAGCGCACAAAATGGGTGTATACAATAAAAATTACGAACTAATTCAGGATTATTGTACATATAATGATAATTAAAATTTTTTATTTTATTTTATGTAATAAATGGCTAAAAGTAAATCTAAGAGAAGAACTTTGAAAAGAAGAACTTCAAAAAGAGGTTCGAAAATAGGTTCGAAAAGTAAAGGTAAATTGAAACTCATAAAAATTGTTAAATCTCCTAAAAAAGAAAAAAAATATAGAGCTTATTTTTCAAATGGAAAGCATACAGATTTTGGGGCTTCAGGGTACTCCGATTTTATAAAGCATAAAGACCCTGCACGTAAAGAAAGATATATTAAAAGACATAGATCAAGAGAAAATTGGAAAGATCCGACAACTGCTGGTGCTTTAAGTTTGTATATTTTATGGAATAAACCTACATTTAGAGCAAGTGTAGCTGACTATAAAAGACGTTTTAAACTATAAAATAAAAAATAAAATAATATATATAATAAAAAATGTCAGAAGTAATTGTTTGTTGTTCCGGTTATTTTAATCCCCTACATGCAGGTCATATAGAATATTTTGAAAAAAGTAAAATGTTAGGCAATAAACTAGTAGTAATAGTAAATAATGATAAACAGGCTATTCTTAAGAAGGGTTCAAGTTTTATGCCCGAAAATGAAAGATTAAAAATAATCAGAAGTTTAAAAGTTGTTGATATGGCTGTTTTATCTATAGATGAAGATAAATCTGTCTGTAAAACTTTGGAATGTATCTGTCCAAATATATTTACAAATGCAGGAGATCAAACAAATGAAAAAATACCGGAAAAGACTATATGTGAAAAATTAAATATAAAACTTGTAGACGGGTTAGGAGAAAAAATACAATCTTCTTCTTGGCTTTTGGCTAAAAATAAAATTTAAAGGTTAAACTTATATATAAAAATGACAAATTCAAAAGTGTTTTTAGATATTGCTATAAACAATAATTACGTAGGAAGAATACAAATAGAGTTATTTACAGATATTGTTCCAAATACCGCGGAAAATTTTCGTTCTATATGTGCAGGTGATAGAGGATTAACATATAAAGGCTGCAAGTTTCATCGTGTTATTCCAAATTTTATGTTACAGAGTGGTGATATTACAAATAATAATGGAACAGGAGGTATATCAATATATGGAAGAACATTTAACGATGAAAATTTTATTTTAAGACATGATAGAGCAGGTTTACTTTCTATGGCAAATTCTGGACAAAATACAAATAGTAGTCAGTTTTTTATAACAACTGTAGCAACTCCATGGTTGGATGGTAAGCATGTAGTTTTTGGAAGAGTAATAAATGGAATGAACATAGTAACAGAAATTGAAAGTTTAGGTACACAATCTGGAGATACATATCAAAATATTGTAATTACAAATTGCGGACAATTATAAAATAAATTTTATTATATATAATAAATGATTATATATAATATTTTAATAGGACTCTTAACTATCCTTTTAATTTATGCTATGGTATTAATTATACAAAATTATACCTCAAATCCTCATCCGGTAAATCCACCACCAAGTCCTGTAGAACCAGTAAAACCGCATAAACGACCACCAGTAAATCCACCAAGACCAATAAATCCTCCTCCTAGGCCAATAAATCCGCCAAGACCAGTAAATCCTCCAGCTCCGCCAGTATTACCTTCATCAACTTCAACTTGGACACAAGATAATATAATTGAATTGGATAGTTATTTGAGAAATTTTTTCATAAATTTATTTCAATTACATACTGTTCCTCAAAGAGAACCGATTAAAGACGATACATATAAGTATATAGAAGAAGCTATTATGGATAAATATAGTTACAATGAGTATAAAACTATTTTCTTAGATTTTTCGAATATAGAATATATTGGCTATTATAATGATACAAACTGGAAAAATAAAACTTTTAAACCAATATCAATTCCTTCTGACGATAATATTAATCTAGCTCTTTTTATTTTGCAAAATCTCGATAAATATCAACCTTTAACAAAAATAAGTTTTGAAAATATTTTTGAAATTCAATTTAACGATATTTGGAAAGATAAAACTCAGCAAATTGCAGATTGTATATATAATATTTCTCTTAAATACAATATTACACCTACATCATATTTATTTTTAACAAGCTTAATGGGTAATATCAATATGTCTATAAATTATAATAAGAATAGTTATCCTAAAGATGCAGATATACCAAAAGTGATTTCAGATTTTATAAACAATCAACAAGATCCTATTCTTGATTATTGTGACCCTAAATTGGGTGTATAATAATTTTTTTAAACCTATATAAAAGTTTAAAAAATATAAATATAAATGAGTGATAACGAAAATAATATTATATGGATAGCAAGTTTTGATATAGGTAAAAAAAATTTTGCATTCTACATAGAGGAAATAAACTTAAAAGATTTAATTGAAGTTAAAAATATTTCAAAATTAAAAAGATATAACTTAGATGGGACATGTACACCTGAATTTAGAAAAATATTGGATTCAGTCTACATGAATGGTAAAAAAATTTTATTAAAGAATGTAGATTTAACTACGGGTACCAATAAAAATAAGTATTTTGATATTGAATTATGCCATAATTTAATAGGTGTGTTGGATAAATATTCTCAATATTTTGATAATGTATCTTATGTTATAGTAGAACAACAGATGAGTTTTGGAAAAAAAGTGAATACTATGGCGCTAAAATTAGGACAACATTGTGAATCTTATTTTCTTTTTAAGTATGGAAGATTTAAAGAAGTTATTGAATTTCCAAGCTATTATAAAACACAAGTACTTGGCGCTGAAAAATTAAAAAAAACTACAAAAACAGGAAAAACAAGTTATAAAGCAGTAGATAAATCGATTAGAAAAAAGTGGGCTATTGATGAAGCAAGTACTATTTTAGCCGAGAGAGAAGATTTTGATACATTAAGTGAATTAACATCGATGAAAAAATCTGACGATGTAAGCGATGTCATAGTACAACTACAAGCATTTAAATATTTATATTTTATCGACAAACAAGAATTTTAAAGTTCATCTCCTTCTATTAAATCATCTTCATTACTGCTTTTTGAATTAAAAGAGAAAAAAGGTGGCGGAGGAAGATTATCCATAGGTGGAAAGGTAGTGGTATTTAAAGAATGTAATATAGGAGAAAATGGTGCTTTATCTAACTCTGTTAATTTTGCATCAATAGTTTGCAACAAAGTATCTAAATCACATATAAATTTTACATCCATGGCATATGTCTCTTTTAAATTGTTCAATCCATTTTTTGAATTTTTAAGGTCATTAACAAGATTTATACACATTATTTTATCTGCATTTTTTTTCGTTCTTTCGTAACATTTAAGTATTTCGAAAGTTTTATTTATGGTATCTTGTAAGAATGACAAAGTTTTAGCCCTATTATCTTGTAATAAAGAACGGGAGATTTGTGTAATTAAACCATCCGGTTGAATATACATATATCTAAGATTTACCTTATCTCCAATTTGTATTTTTCCTATAAATTTTAACCTACTTATAGTTTCTTTGTTAATATCCATCATCATTATTTTATTTATTCAAATTATATTTTAAATCAAAATAAAATAACACATTTTATTATCATACTAATATGTAGTATGATAATATTCGTAATATAAATTTATTAGTCTTCATCTGAGTACGCGTTATTACTTTCTTCATCCGAAAGATGAATATTTGTGATACATTTCCTACATATTGGACAAGGTATATGTTCACTTTTACTATTTTTATACAAATTATACGAACATATTCTACATAAGTTATGTTTGCATTTAGTCAACACAGTATTTTTTTCCAAGCAAACACAACAATCATCTACTATATCGTGCTTAATAAATAACTTTGCAATTGTTTTTTTTTCTTCTTTATTTTGTGTATCTTTAAGCAAGAGATTATCTACTATTTTACTGTATACATAGTTAAATTTAATATTGTAAAGGAAGTCAATAAATTCATTTATTTTGTCATCTATAGTTTCTTCTTTTTCAACAATAAAATTTTTATTTAAAACAGTTTCATTGTGTAATATCACTTGACTAATGATTTTTTTTTGGTAAATTCTTGTATATATATCAAGTTCAATATTAGGAGAATACTTATAAGAATAAGTATTATACTCTATTATACATGAACTATCCCAATTAGCAGCTAAATATTTATTTTTTATGTCTTCGTAAATAGTTTCTTGAGCAACCTCAAAAGTTATGTCATTATTTAAAGTATCTTGTATAACCATAGTTATATGTTCAATATAATTTTTTTTTATTTTATAAAAAAATAAAATCAATTTTTTTTCTTTTATAGGAAAAAAAACGTAAAAAAAAAATTAAGTTGTATAAACAACTTTCACAAAAAAATAAAACAATACAATTTTTAGTTGCAAATTATAGACCTATGAAATGTATAGAAGATATTTGCGTATTTTTCGAAAGGAGGTGCTGTTGCAAGTTCAGAAATATTAAAATATAATCATCAAGGTTTGATGATACCTACAAATATAAAAAAATAATATTAAATAGTAAAAAAGAATAGGTAAAATGTTGAAGCAAGAACATTATCTTGGTAAAAATAATAAATTGATTCGCGATAGTGAATATACACTCAACATGTTCCAAATTAACTCATAGAGTTTGATACTATACATGAAACACAAAAATCAATTAAATTAATCGAATATCGCACAAAAACATATTCGAATGAATGAGATATAGTACTATGGGTTCAGGTACAATTGGCGTAGGATGCTTAAATATAAATAAAAATTTTATAGGGATTGAAAAATATTTCAAACTATCAAAACAACGTATTATAGATATAGAAAAAATATATAGTTAGTTTTAACTATATATTTAATATTTTTTTTCTTAATCTGTTATTATGGTTAAGAAAAAATATAATGAAGTAAATTTACATCAAATGGAGACTAGATATTACACTTTTTTTAATAAATCAACTAATTCTTGTTTTTTTAACTTCGAATATCCTTTAATACCTTTTTCTTTTGCTAAATTTTTAAGTTCAACAACATTATATTTATTATAACTTATTTCACTTATTACGTTTTTAGGTTCTTTTATGGTTCTATTTTCTTGATTCTCAATAAAATTTTTATGTTTTGAAGATTGTTCGTGTTTTAACTTTCCTGTTTTATTCAAAGTATTTCCACATTCACATGTATATTTTTTAGAATCTATATCATCTATCTTTACTTCCATACTAGGTTTAACCTCTTTAATTAAAGAATTTAAATTAGGTTCAAAATCAAGTTCATCTAAATTATACGATATATTTTCTAAAACAATTCTGGAATTGAAACCGCTATATTTACATAATTCTAGATATTTTTTTATGTTATTGTTTTTAAAAATATTTATAATTTTTTTGTCTTCGTCTTTTTCCAATTCTATGTAAAATTTACTTTCAGTAATATTACAATTATCCACAATAATAGGATTTAAATGACCAGACATATTCAATAAAATTTTAGAATTATTAAAATTTTCGAGCTTAATATCTGAGTAAAAAGTTTTACTTGTTGTATGATAAGTTATATATTTAAATTTTTCATTTTTAACCAAAGATAGATGTTCTTTTCCAAATTTAGTAGATGTATCTAATTTTCGACTTCTACAAATTTTAAGTTTATTTTTATTGCTCATTACATTTTTTACTAAATCAATTGTTTCCTCTGTAATATGAATTGGTAAAAATTTCATTTCTTTATAATTTTTAAAATTTATTTTCGATATCGAAATTTCGTTCTTATGTTTACTTATTACATTAGTCATACATTCTGATATATTTTTATTTAACAAGTAAAAACAAAACGTAGATCCTTCTTTAAAATATTTTTTACATTCATTTAAATTTAGATACAATAAATCGTACTTTAAAAACACATTATGAAGTAAATCATTACCTGATTGTTTATTTGTAGATGGACCTATCCACGATATTGGATTTATAAATAATAGATATCCTTTATCGTTTAACTTATTTATGTTATAATTTATAAATTTCGTATATTGATTAGTACCTCCTTTACTTTCACCTGTTTCTTCGCTAATCTCTTCATAAGGAGGATTTCCTATTACAGAATCAATTCCCTTCAATCCCCATTTATCTTCTATATCCAAGTTTAACGTATTTCCTATATTTGAATTAAATTCGTAATCTACTTTAACCCCACATTTATCTTCAATATGACATTTTAATATTTCGGTTGTTATAAATACATTTAAAGTAGTTAAGTCGGCAAAATAAATACATTTAGTCATAATAGCCTTACATCTTTTAATTTTATTAGGTATTTTGTTTTCAAGACCAATAAAAAACATATCAAATATACCTATAACAAAATTACCCTTACCACAACAAGGTTCAAATGTAGTATGAATGTTGTTCCAATAATTAGATGGAATTTTAGAAAGCATATCATCTACTAATTTAACAGGTGTCGGTATTTCAGCATTTTTCTTTTTTTCGTCTTTAGAAGGAATGAAATGTTTTTCAATTAAAGAACGTAAATTAGAAGGAGTAGCAATCCTGTAAATTTCTCTTATAGAAATAACAATATCATCATTCATATCTATAATTTCTGACATAATGTTTTTTATTTTATTGTAATTAATATTGTTTAAATCAATTTTTTTTTCTTGGCAGATTTTTAAAATTATATCTCTACAAATACCATTTTCGAATATGTCTTTAAAGTTAATAATATTATATTCTCTTGACAAAATAGATAATAAGGGGAACATAAAACTTTTACACATTTCAAATGTTTGATTAATTAACTCTTCTTTAACTTCATCTTCATCTTCATCGGTTATATTTTCTTCTATATCTGTCTTAATTTTATCTTTTTCAGAGTGATCAATTTCAACATGAGTTGTACTTGGTTTAGGACAATTTTTTTGCTCTCCTTCAAGAACAGGATTAATATTCTTAATACTTAAATTTTTCCAGTCTGTTTTAATAATATCTTTTAAATCATCATTACAAATAATATTTTCAAGAAGTAGAGTATCGTCAATTTCTTTCATCATATTTTTAATTTCATTTTTATAGTATGATTTAATCTCATCAACTTTAAAATTATTATTGTCGTAATGTAAAGGGTCAAATAAAAATATATTATTACTAAATAGATAATAGAGTATTTCATCGTTAGTCATATCTTTTTTTGTTATTTTTCTAAAATTACTAATTTTATCGAGTAAAAACATATAAGTTCTTTGAATATTCATATCGATGTTAATACCGATTGTTTTATCTGGTGCTTCGGTTAAAACACGAGAATATTTTTGTTTTTGATTATCAATATTATGTCCATCATCCAAAGAAATTGAAATATCGCAATCATGATAAGTAATACCTGTGCCACCTTTATTTCCTAAAAATAAAATACATCCTTTCTTTTTATCTTCTTTTGTTTTTTTCATAATACTTTTAATAAAATCGTTGTATTTTTGTTTAATATCTCCTGTATCTTCAACAGAATTAGAATATTCGATATTATAATCACCCCATAACTTATTTTTTTCTAAAAATTTTTTCAAGGTCTTTTGTAATCCATCTATCGTATTATTTCGTGTATTAGTTGGTAAAAAAATAATAGTAAGCAAAGGATTTTCTCTGGTAGAAATTCTAGATTTATATTTATATTGTGTTTTTTCTACTTGTTTCATAATTGTCAGTTTATTTTTATCGTCTGAAATGATATTGTCAAGTATACTGATTAACATTTCTATTCCATCTAAACTAGAACATATCTCAAACTGTTCTTCATATTTATGTTTATTATTAACTTGTTTAAGAGCAAATAAAGAAGAAAATGAAAAGCCATAGTCTGTATTATTTTTAGTATTATATTCAATAATTTTATTAATAATATTTTGAGGCAATAAAGACTTCATAAGAACTTGTGTAGGACAATTTGAATAATCCTTATTTAAAGAAATATCATTCAAACATTCTTTAAACATAGAACCATGCCTAAAAGACATAATATTTTCAATATCTGTATCTTTTTTCAATTCTTTCATGTAAGCTTCATCTTCAATTTCCCATTCATATATACAGTAAGGTTTAACTTTATAATATTTTTTAGCTTTATCAGAAGTTCCTGACGCAAATATATTTAATTTAATATTTTTATTAATATTATCAACTAGAATATCATCTTGATTTATATCAAGAATATTTCTTTGTGTTTTTATAGTTGTTCCACCTATATGACATTCATCGTTAAAAATAACATCAAAATTAAGTTTCTTTAAAAGGTCTATTTTTTTATTTGCATCTGTCTTAAAGTACTGAAGAGACGCAAATATAATACCCGAAAAATTTTCTTCTATAAAGTTAAAATCATCTTCTTTTTGTATTTTATATTTAATATCCTTAAAATCAATATATGTATCTAATGCGGATACAAAATCACTAATAGTATCTGGTATAGCTGTCATAATAAGTATCCTTTTGTATTTATTTTCTAGAAGAAACAAAGACATTAAAAGCATTAAAATACTCTTACCAGAACGCGGTTTGTGTGATATAATATGTTTAAGCTCGGAATTTTTTACATTTTTTACAAATTTTAGAAAAGCTAATTTTTGGTGTAACTTTAAGACAAGTTGTTTTCTTCCTGAATTTAAATAATTTATATTTATACGTTCATAAAATCCTTCAATATTATTTTTATATTTTTTAAATTTATCAATAAATACTTTTATACCTTTAATAACATCTCCTTCATCAAAAAGTAATTTATCTAATATAACTTTATCGTGTACAATTTTATGCACAGATTTGTTATTTGTATATTTATGATTTACAACAAGATTTTTATCTTTAACAATTAAACCTATTTTATATTTTTCTTTCTTAAAGGTACTATCAATATGAGTTACATCGCTAGATGATGGTAAGAAGGTATTTTTATATTTAATAGAAAAAGACACCATATATCCATCTTTTTCAATTAAAATATCAGATACGCCACCTTCTTTTGATCTTATTTTCTTTTTAAACACTTCTTTTATATCTTTAAGAGAGTTTAAAGAGGGATATTCTCCTGCTTTTATTTCATCATAATTTATACCATCTATACACTTTGATATAATTAATAATTCACATAAAGTTTCAAATAAAAAACCTTTTTCGCTATCGGAATTAGTTGCATTTAATATTTTACTATATATTTCAGTTTCATTCAAGTTTATATTTATAAAAATATTTTTTAAGATATCGGACCTTAAAATTAATTTTTCCATTTTTAATTATCATAAATCTGATAAATAAAAATAAAAATCAATTTTTTTTCTTTTATAGGAAAAATAAGCAAAAAAAATAGAAATATATTTTTAAGTTTACCGAAAATTAAAAATTGATTTAAAAATGTAATTTTATCTTTTAAAATAAAGATGGACTTAACCAAATTATCTAAGAATGAATTATTTTTAAAATGTGAAGAATTGGGTATCGAAAAATATAAATCTAAAAATAAAGGAGAATTAATTGGATTAATAAATAAAAAAATTGATATAGAGCAAATTGATACAGAGCAAATTGATTTATTTAAATTATCAAGAGTAGAACTTTTAGCGAAGTGTGAAGAGTTCGGATTTACAAAATATAAATCTAAGAATAAAGATGCTTTAATTGAATTATTAAATGGTAAATCCGAATTATTATCGAAAAATAATAATGATACGGAAGAAATTAATAATATACCTGTATTAAAACACTTAAAACCTTTAATTAAGTGGAGTGGTGGAAAAAGTGATGAAATTAAAATGTTTGAAAAGTATTTTCCCAAACACTATACCAAATATATCGAACCATTTGTAGGCGGTGGTTCGGTATATTTTTATTTAAATCCTGTTGATGCTGTTATAAGTGATGTTCACACCGAATTAATTGATTTATATAAAAGTATGGGAGATGGGAAAGGGAAAGAAATTTATGAATTTATGAAAGGGTCACCAAACGATGAAAATACATATTATAAAATTAGAGATGAAATGAAAGTTGATAACGAATTAGACGTAGCAAAAAGATTTTATTATCAAAGAAAAACATGTTTTAGAGGTATGTTAAGATACAATAAACATGGTAAATTTAACATACCTTTTGGTAAATATAAAACTATAAATTATAGTGAATTAACGAACAAGGATTATGAAATCTTATTAAATAGAACAGAAATATTAAACAAGGGGTTTGAATATGTATTTGAAAACTATAATGATGAAAATTATTTTATGTTTTTAGATCCTCCATATGATAGTGAATTTACTGATTATGGATATTGTCAGTTTGGCAAAGAAGAACAAAAGAAACTGGCTTCATGTTTTAAAAATACAAAAATTAAGTGTTTAATGATAATTGGAAAAACTAAATTTATAGAAGAATTGTATAATGGGTATATAGTTGAAGAGTATGATAAAAAATATAGGTTTAAGCTTTATAATAATCGTATTGGGGATGAAATAAATACCAAACATTTAGTTATCAAAAATTATTAATAATTAAACCACACTTTTACTATTCTTTATTTTATTTCCAATTTCTCTATAATACAACTTAAAATCATCTTCATCCCAACTAACGTCAATTATATTTAAGAAATCTTCCATGTGGTCTACTTTTATTCCATTTTTTTCAAACTGCTTTATATGCGTAACTATTTTGTTATCTAGAATTTTTCTATTAAATACACTCCAATTTAAAATTCCCATGTCAATACTATAGTCCGAATATTTTTCTTTTAGAAAGCTTTCAATCTCTTTACATTTATCTATAGTTGCTGGCAATTTTTCCGAATCAAGACTTATATTTCCTTTTAACTCACGATAATATACTATTATTTTATCTTTATCTATAAAGATTAAGTCAATATCTTTTTTTTTTATTTTATTTATACTTTGAACACCACACTTTAACAATTCTAGGTTATCTTTTGTTTTTATTAGTTCTTCTGCAAAAATTTGACCAAACGTTCCAAATTTAATATTTATCGAATGTTCACTCAATATTTCTCCGTATAATAGATATGATATTGAACCTGGGTTAGTATATGTTGTTTGTTTTTTTAATATATTAGAAACGAACCAGGATATGCATTTTTCTTTTATTTTGTCGATAGGTTTAGTTTCAGAAATTTTACCAGTGTCGTCTATTTTTAATAGACTATCGAATACTTCTACTAATTGATTTTCTTCTTCATGAATTAATTCAACTAATTCAGTTTTATTTTTTAAGATATCGTCGCACCTTAAAACTGATTTTTCCATTTTTAGTTTGTTAGATTTATGACAATTAATAAAAAAAATCATTTTTTTATTCTAAAATACAAATAAAAATTTAATTATAATATTCATTTTATTTTACACTTAAATTTAAGTCTAAAATAAATTTTTAATTTATAAAGATAAGTCGTGGTGCAAATAATTTCTTTATCTCATCTATAACTTTTTTTCTATCTACAGAACGAAATTTATATTGTTCAAGTATAAAGTCCTTTTTAAATCTATAACCATCCTCAAAGATGCAAGTATTTCTTCACAAATAGCTTCTTGAAATTTTTGAGCAACTGGTTTATTTGAACGCATAATAAGTTTATATAAAACCCTGCTTCATTGATTATGCTTGTAATTTATTTACCTCCAAGGGAGGGCAGGATTTGCTCATCCTTCCATTTTTCAGGAATTACACGAAGAGAGCTTCTATTATCTTTTTACACACCTAATATAAAAAATACATACCTTTTAAACATATTTTACACTTAATTATAAGTATAAAATAAAATTTTAATTTATAAACATAAGTCGTGGTGAAAATAAATTTTTAATCTCATCTATAACTTTTTTTCTATATACAGAACGAAATTTATGTTGTTCAAGTATAAAGTCCTTTTTAAATCTATAACCATCCTCGATATTTTTATTGAAAGCCACATTTAAAAGGTCATCTATAGGATTAATCATTAGCTTGACATAATCATAAAAATCGATTCTCAATATATCGTTGTGTTGTAGGAAGTAATCAATACTTTCTATTTTTTCATATTGTTTTTTATTTTTACCTGAATCAACTATAATATATTCTAAACGAGTTCCAACATCAACTCTTTGACCTCGACTTCTCATTTTTTCGGCGAGTTGAACTACTGCAGGTAAGCATTTTCTATAATAATCAATATCATCTATAGCTTCTTTCTTTAAAATTTCTTTCTCTTTTTCTTTTGCATTTTTCGGTAACATAGGAGCAATATAATTTCCGATTTTTACTTTCCATTTACCTTTTTCATCCTTATAAGGTTCCGATACATTCATATTATTTATATCACCAACTGATTTTGTTATAACATAGTCTTTATGAGGCACAGAATTAGAACACATTCTATTTAATTCATCTAAAATATAATTTATAACATCATTTCGCGGTATTTTGTCAAATATCATAGAAATTAATTTTTCATATATCGTCCGTATAAGACACGCGTTATCCCTACGGGCTAGTAACACACCTTTCTTGCCTATCTTTTTATCTACTATACCATCTCTTCCACAGGCCCTATACATATAGCGTTTTTTTGTAAGTATAAAGAATTGCCAATATATAGCACATTCAAACTCTAAATATATTGGAGGAGGAAATAATGCAGATACTTCTTTTGAAACTTTAAGGGCATAATCCCAAGATTCTTCTGCTGTTTTTAAATGAGGAAAATTTATGTAATTTGAATTATGTACTACTAATTGACCAATTCCAGCTGCAAAATGGTGATTTTCTGTTTGAATATCATAAATATATTCATTATCTTTACTTTCTAAAGGAATAATCTTTTTAATTGCGTTGGGTGTATATCTCATTTTTATTTCAGGTGTTGATCCTGTAAGTTTAAATATATCTACTTTATCTTCTCTGGTATTTATACTAACTTGATAT